AGCTGCGTCTCGGTGTTCGCGATCCGGACATGCTGGCCAAGAAGGTCACGGCCGTGATGGAGGAAATGTCGGCGCGCGGCACCCCCATGAAGCTGCAGGACGAGAGCGGCGACAAGGATGTCAAGGCGTTGGCCGACAAGCTCAACGATCAGGCGGCCGTCAAGGACAAAGGGAAGCTGAACTGATGCTGGAAAAATTCGTAGGCCTGCTGCGCAAAGAGCTGCAGAACGAACGCAACCGGACGCTGCTGGCCAATGGCCGCACGCCGGCACTGACTGTCGAGCGCCGCGAGGCGCTGGTCGAGCGCGTGCGCACCCTGGAGTGGGTGCAGAACCGGATCGATGAGATCCTGAAGCTGCGCGAGGAAAACCTGGATGACGACGACGGTCGCATCGAAAACGACGGTGAAGACGAACCTGATCCGGCGCCGCCGCGGCGCAAACCGACTGCCAGAAACTGGGGTGCATAAGTGTTTTACGTAGAGAAGAAAGGCAAGGAATACGTCAAGGTCGCGGGTGAGCAGAAGGTCACGCCAGCCCTGCTGGAGCTGATCCCCAAGTCGCTCCTCTTTTACAACATCGTGTGGCTCGCCGAGCCGCCTATGAAGCGCGGCCTGCTCGACCTGACCATCGAAAGCATCCTGACGGGCATCGACAACACCCATCATGGCGTGCTGGTTCGCCGCGGGAAGCTGGCCTGGTCTGCCAAGACGCCAGGCCTCGACTATGCGGACGAAACCAACGCGCCGAACGTGGGTGACTGGGTGGCGCTCGCCAAACATGCCGGACAGCGCCGGCCGATCCTTCTGGATCCGGATGGTGGTGCCAAGGATCCGAAGAACCTCATCTACCTGGCGACGGTGACCGATACGGATGTCCAAGAGGTCCTGACGACCGACCAGGTCAAGCGCATCAAGGGATGGCTGTAATGGGCGCCAAGAGCAAAGACGAGGCCCTGATCGAGAAGGCCAACACCCAGCGCGCCGAGCAGCGCATGGAACTGCTCGCGAAGGCGCGTCGTAGTGTGGAGATGGCGGGCCGTCTGATGTCCACTTGCGCCGGGCGCCTTGATGCCTGCGCCGAATCTTCGGAAGCCGACATCAACGAGTCGGACGTGCAGGCCATGATCGCGGCCAGCTCGAACTGCTCGGCAGCGGCCCACAACATGCTGAACGCCATCGTGCTGATGAAGCCGACCATCCAGGTGGTAGGCGAGGGCGGCGCGCCGGCTGGATCCGGCATCATCGTCTAGTTGACAGCTCTTGTAGGCTGCCTTATACTCTCCTCACCATCAACGAGGAGAGCGACGATGACCCATCAAGGACGACACGAAGGTGTCCAAGATCACCGAGAACAAGCTTCAGGCTCTGACCACCACCTTCCATGAGGGTGCTGGGTCGCAGCTGAAGTCGGCGCGCGGCACGGCGTACGGCCTGCTGAACGCCATCACCAACTTCGTTGATCACCAGGCTGCCACCAAAGATACCGACGGCGACGGCGCCGACAAGTCCCGAGCGTTCTCGGCGACCTTCGGTGGAGGGGCGGTGCTCAAGCAGCGTGCCTTGAGACTGGCGATGGAGTTGGCCGACGTGGACGACAGCGTGCTCCTGGCGGCTTGAACGATAGGATCAGCAACACAAGCCGCCCGGCCAGCGCAAACGGCCACCGAGCCCCAGGGACTGCAAACCTGGGGCTTTATGCTTGTTGACAGCCTTGAAGTATTTTGCTAAGCTGTTTGCGTCCCGTGGATGTTTGGCCGGCTCGTGAGTGGTACCGGCGGCGCAGCGCGCCCAACGAGGCCAGCGCTTCACTACTGGTTCGAGTCCAGTACGGGGCCAGAATTCAAGACCTGAGGAGGTCCCATGCGTAACGACAGAATGATCAAGGGCGCCTTGTACGCGCCGCTCTCAACCGGCTTCGATCTGGTCGAGAAGACCCGCGCCGACTGGCAGGAGCTGATGGCTACCGAATCCGCGAACGGCGGCTGGCGGCGCGCGGAGGATGGCGACACGTTCATCCACGGCGCCGACGGCAGGATCGTCGCGGAAGTCTGGGAAATCGTGCCTGAGAAGCGCAGCGCCGCATAACCGAACAGTCCTGTGGAGGACATGTTTAGGGCTCCAGAAATGGGGCCCTTTTTTTATGGTAAACTGCTCTCAGTGGATGCGATTTTCCTTCCACAGTCACAGCCGGAGAGCTGGTGTATGCCGAAAAGTAATGCGCGCGGCCGTAGCCGCGAAGACGACCTCATCGTTGAGATGCACGAGGTCGATCCCGAGGACGCAGACAACGAGGATCTCGACGAAGATCGAGGAAACCTCCAAGACCTGGATGACGAGGACGAGGACCGCGACGAAGATCGCGATCAGGACGATCCCGACGAAGACCAGGATCAAGACGAAGACGACGACCAGGGCGAGGACGACGAGCCCCCGCGGCGCGAAACCCGTCAACAGCGTCAGGCGCCTTCGAAGTCACCCCGCGACAAGTTCCTCGCCCGCCTCAAGCGGGCAGAGCGCCAGATCGCCGAAGTGCGTGACGAAAACGCCGTTCTCGCCGAATCCAATCAGCGTCAGGCAGCCGAGCTGCAGAAGATCAAGGTCGGCGGCGATGTCGACAAGGCGAAGAAGGAAGCCGACGCCAAGATCCTGGAGCTGCGCGGCAAACTGGAGGCGGCCATCGAGGCCGGCGACTCCAAGGCCCAGGCGCTGCTGACCGAACAGATGGCCGATGTGAAGGCCGATGTCAAAAAGGCCGAAGCCCTGGCCGAAGCCGCCAAGGGTACCGACACCAGTGGTGGTGCGGTCGAGCGCTACCAGCGTCTCGCGGCTCAATGGAAGCGAAAGCACCAGCGATTCACCACCGATAAGGTGTTCGCCGCGTTCGCTGCCGCCGTCGACCGCGACCTGGCGCAGGAAGGTATGAACCGCAACAGCGACGCCTATTTCAAGGAGCTGGACAAGCGCATCAAAGAGCGCTATCCGGAAGAGTACGGCCGAACCATGCCGCGCCGCCGCCAACATCCTTCCAGTGGGCCGGATGCCAACGAGGGCAGCAACCGCGAGCAGCGCATCACGCGCCGCGGTGCCGACAAGGAAGGCAACTTCAGCAAGCGCGGGAAGGCATTCGTCCTCAGCGCCGCCAACATGCGCACCATGCGCGCCGTCGGGCTCGACCCGGATGACGCCGAGGATCGCAAAACTTTCGTTCGTGAGAACCAGTAGGACTGACTATGCCGCGCAACATCCCGACCGATGAGAACCTTGGCGACCTGGACGAAGACTTCGACGGGGTTGAAGACCTCGATGAGTCCGAGGGTAGCAACGAAGACGGTGATGAAGGCATCCCGGACAACTTCGCGAACGTCGAGCTGACCACCCGCGCGGTGCGCGAGATCGCGCGCCACGCCGACGAAGACAGCCGCCGCGAACAGCAGGGCGCCCGTGCCAACCGCCGAAACGTGGAAGACACGCAGCGACCGCAGCGCCGGCACGACACCCCGCAGAAGGTGTCCAGCCGCAACCAGCAACCGAAGCGCGAGCTGCCGGTGGCCTGGCAGCCGGCCACCAGCCTTGAAGCGCCGCCGGCACCCCGCGGCATGGTGCTGCGCTGGATCCGCTACAAGCTGGGCGACAAGGAAGACACCAAGAACATCAGCCGTAAGTTCCGCGAGGGCTGGCGTCCGTACCTGGTGAGCGAGTGCCCCAGTGATTACAGTCCGCCGGAGACCGCCAAGACGAAGTTCGGCGAGACCATCGCGGTGGGATCCCTGATCCTGTGCATGATGCCCCGCGAGCTGTGGAAGAAGCGCAACGAGTACTTTCGCGACCGCCAGGCCCGTCAGTTCAAGTCTGCCCACAACAAGTTCCGCAGCGTGGAAGACCCGAACCTGCCGATCCGCCAGGTCAACAAGGACAGCTTCAGCCGAGGCCGCCGTACGCCGCGGTCAGCCGACGAGTAAGTTGATCCTGCGCGGCGCCGTCGGTAAGATGGCGCCATGGAGATCTGCGGCAAGATTTTCAGCGTCGCCCGGTGTGTCTGTGTGCTCAGGCCCGGGCACGCTGGACAACACCTTCGGGACCCGAACGAGCGCAAAGAGATGCGCCGGCTCGGGCACCGCCGCTTCTACGCCGCCAACCGCGAGAAGCTCGTGGCAAAAGGCCGGCGATACCGCCAGCACCACACCGTCTATAAGACGATCATCAAGACCATCAAGGCGCGCGAGCGCAGCTGGAATCTAAGACTGCAGGGCAAGATCCTGCGCATGGACGGTCACGTCTATCCCAAGCCATTGGGCCGCGGTGAACTGGCGGAAGTACAGATGGAGCTGGAGCGCTGCGCGGATCGCCGCCGCCGCGCGCCGGCAACTGCGTTCCTTCGCCTGCCGGTGATTGCGTGAAGCACGTCACCCACCTCGCCGAAGGCCTGGTTTGGGGGCTTGCTGCGCTGCTGGCGGCAGACATCCTGACGGATGCATGGAGGTGTCTGCTGTCATAAAATCGGTCGAATTTAACTTTGTGCTAAGCTTCCCTCCACTGATTGAGTAAGCCCGCGTAACGACGGGCAGCTGAAGCCGACATAGATCGGCGGAGTAAGAAGCATGTCCAACCCGAATGCCCCCTTTGGTCTGCGTCCCGTTCGCTATGTCGACGGCCGCAACTACTCGCCGTCGATCAAGGCGTACACCATCGCTGATTCCTACGCCACTGCCATCGGCAAGGGTGACCTGGTCGCGCTCGATCCCGCCGGTTCGACCTACACGGGTCCCGCGGCTTTCGATCCCGGCCTGAATGTCATCAAGGCCGGCAACAACGGCACCGTCACCAATGCGCAGCCGGTCCTCGGCGTGTTCCTCGGTGCGACCTGGAACCTGACGGACGGCTCGATCTTCTTCCGCCCCTACTGGCCTGCCTCGCAGACCACGTTCAGCGCCCAGGGCGCTTATGACGTGCTGGTCGCGGACAGCGCCGACCTGGTCTACGAAGTCCAGTTCGATGCGACCGGTTTCACCCCGGCCCAGGTGGGCACTTTCGCCCAGATCACTTCACCGGCCGCGTACAGCGCGAATGGTGTGTCGCAAGCCGTGGCCACCAGCCCGGGCGGCACGACCGTGACCACGTCGACGGCACAGTTGAAGATCCTGCGCCTGAGCCCGAAGCCGCGCAACGGTCAACAGAACACGTACGGCGCCTATGCGGTTGCCGAAGTCCTGCTGGTTCAGCAGGAGAATCGCTACGAGACGGTGAAGTCCTCGTAATCCGGGGACCGAACAGGCTGAGAAGAGAGAAAAGCAATGACAATCACTCGTGCTGCACATTACAAAGAGCTTCAGATGGGGCTCAATGCCGTCTTCGGCAAGGAATACCGCCGGTATCCCGAGCTGTGGCGTCAGATGGTCGATGTCGAAAATTCGGAGAAGGCCTTCGAGGAAGAGGTGTTCAACACCGACTTCGGCCTGGTTCCGGTGAAGAACGAAGGCGGCGCAGTCGATTACGACGACGCTTCCGACGCATGGGTCGCGCGCTACAACCACAAGACGTACGCCCTGGCCTTCGACATCACGGAAGAGGCCGAGGAAGACGGTCTGTACGGCTCGCTCGGCGCCCGCTACTCCAAGGCGCTGGCTGCTTCCTTCCAGGAGACCAAGGAAGTCAACGTGGCCGCGGTGTACAACAACGCGACCAGCTCCAACTATGTTGGCGGTGACGGCGTCTCGCTGGTCAACGCGAACCACCCGCTGTACGGCGGTGGTGTGCTGTCGAACACCCTGGCGGTGCCTTCGGATCTGTCCGAAGACGCGCTGGAAGACTCGATCATCCAAATCAGCAACTGGACGGATGACCGCGGCAAGTTCATCAACATCATGGTCAAGAAGCTGATCATCCCGAATGCCCTGCGCTTCGTGGCGACCCGGCTGCTGGACTCCCCGTACCGCCCGGGTACCGGCGACAACGACGTGAACGCCCTGCGTCACGACGGCAGCATCCCGGAAGGCTACATGGCCACCCCGTACCTCACGGACCCCGAACAGTGGTACCTGCGGACGGACTGCCAGAACGGCCTCAAGCACATGGTGCGCGTGAAGATCAAGCGCGGCATGGAAGGTCACTTCGAGACCGGCAACATGCGGTACAAGGGCCGCGAGCGCTACTCGACCGGCTGGTCGAACTGGCGCGGCATCTTCGCCGGTGGCATCTAAGCCATCTGCGTAGAGCGCTCAGACGGGCCCTTCGGGGCCCGTTTGCATTTGAGCTGTAGGTGGACTACAATGGCGCCTCATACCCTGAGGAGGGCCTATGCAGTTCCCGAGACAAATCATCCCGATGTCGCATTTTGCGATGATCCTGGACGTGAACACCGCCTTCGCGGCGGCCACGCCTTTCGAGGTGGAGCACGTCGAGCTTTACACGGTCACCGATCCGATGGGCGAGCGGATCATGTCGAAGTACAGCGGCCGCGAGGTCATTGGTCCGATGACGCCGGCCGACGATGAGTCGTATCTGTTCCGCCTGAGCTGGCGCGAAGCTCACGGGCACTCGTGAAGGCTTACGCCTACCTGGCGCTCCTGGCCGTGCTGATGGTCGGCGTGTGGTCCGACCGTCTGCATGATCTGGCATTGCTGGCGCTCGGCGCCATGCTGGCCTTCTGCTTCTTCAAGGTGGTGCGGACGTGAAGTACTTCCTGAAAAACCGCTACATCATGACCAGCTCGCCGGGCGGCTTCGATCAGATCGTTGGCCGCGTGTACGGCGGCGATGGCTCATCCACCTACCAGCTCGCCGGCAGGCCGAACGATGAGGCTCCTGTCCACGGCCACCCCAGCATCGAGGCGGCCTACCGCGCGGCGGTTGCTGTCCTGGAAGAGCGCGACCGGCACTGATTCTCGTACGCACCCCCTGCGTACGTGATTTTGAGGGCTCCCCGCGGAGCCCTTTTTTCGTTATGTGATATCCTCTTCGCTGCTCCACCCTTAGGGCCAGGTCTCACCTGGTAGGGCGGTCAAGTCCGGGACGCCAGACCCCGGCCACAGCGTGTGACGACACCCCTGTGAAACCCGATGGTGACATTGGGACTGAAAGGTGACCCGGCGACGGCCGGGTTGTTCGAGAGAACGCCAAGGAAACGAAAATGACGACCCATCGCATCACCAACGCCAATGATGTCCGCAGCGGCAACGCTCTGCCGGGCAACCGCGCCGTACTCGGCGTACCCATGAAGAACCTGGTCCACGAGGTCCTTCTGAATGCCAGCGGCAACCCGGTTGTCGCCGCGCACACGAACACCGCGGGTGTGTTCGCCACCCCGTTTATCGCTGCCAGCCAGGCTGTGGCCGGCGCCGGGGATCTGACCATCAATGGTTCGTGGGCCTCGGGTGGCGTCGCCACTGTCGACTGGCCGCGTACCATCGCGCTCGCCTCCTCGAATTCGGGAGATACCACCCAGACCGCGCTCATCACGGGCACGGACGTTTGGGGCGAGACAATGTCACAGCTCGTGACGCTGAACGGTGAGACCACGGTCGCCACCCTCAAGGCGTTCTACGAGGTGACCTCGATCTTCATCAGTGCCGCGCTGGCGGGCAACATCACGGTCGACGTGGGCAACACCTTCGGCCTGAGCTACAAGCCGACCGAGACCGGCATGATCAAGGTTTCGACCGTGACCATGGCGTCTGGCGTGATCGGCACTACCGGCCCGTTGCAGGACTACCCGTTCTACAACAACAGCGGTACAGCCAGCCTGGGCGGTACGTTCGTGAATGCGGACAACACCAGCCCGGCGACGACCGCCACCGGCGACGTACGCGGGACCTACCTGCCGCACGCCACGCCGAACGGTGCGACCAACAACGGCCTGGTCTTCGGGATCATCTACGAAGCGGCCAACGGCCCCAACAACAGCGACGGCTTCGGCCAGACACAGGTGTAACCGTGACGTTCATCAGTCCAGTTCTGTTTCGATATCAGCGCGCCAAGGTCAAGCCGGTTGCCGGCTCACCAGTCGGCGTGAAGGCTGTCAAGCCGGTGCCCGCAGTGCTTGCCGCTCCCCCGACTTCGCAAGCTGCGGCGTCGGCCGCGACTGTCCGCGCCATCTTCGAAGCGCGCCTGGCTGCCGTCAGGGCGGCCCGAGCTGCCGAGGTGGCCGCCAATGCCCCCAAGACTGATCCCGAGGCGCCAAAGGCCTCAGAATCAGCCACGCAGGCTGTTACCGATGTCACGACGGCAGAAGTCGCGACCCTGACCACCGCCGAAGTCACCCAGGTGACCACGGCCGAGGTCGCCGAACTGTCGACGGCTGCCGTGAGCCAGCTGGCCACGCCGGAAGTCGCGACCCTGACCACCGCCGAAGTGACGGCCGTGGATCCGGCGGTCCTGAAGTTCCTGTCGGAGCATCCGGATGCCGAAGCACTGATCGAAAAACTCGCACACGAAGGGAAGTAGCCTTATGTTCGCAACACTGTTCAAGCTCGCCGTCGACAACTGGTCGTATATCGCCACCGCGCTGGGCGGCGCCGCCGGTTTCAAGACCCTGGAAGTCTCCGTCGTCGCATTCATCGCCAAGGTGAAGGCCTACCTGGCCGCCAAGGCCGCGCAGGTCGAAGCTGACGCCAAGGCTGCCGAAGCCAAGGCTGCCGCGGATGCGAAGGCGTTCGAAACGCTGGTGGATACCAAGATCAAGGCCGCCCTGACGGCGCTGGTGGCTCCGAAGCCCGCCACGCCCGCGGTTCCGACTCCTCCGGTCACGCCCGCCGCGTAATCGTTCTGGAATCGCAGATAGGCACCGAGACCCCCTTGAATGGGGGTTTCGCGCGTTATAGGGTCTGTGAGACGCATAGGAGACGATGTTGAACAACCGCAGTCGCAAGAAGATTGGTGTGACACCGCTGTGTAAAACCGCTGGTGCCGACATTTCGAATGAACGCCAGCGTGTCTACACCTACCCGGGTGGGCACCGGATCATCATCGACGAGCCCAAGACGCTGTGGGTGAAGCCGCCGCTGCCGGGTGGTGTCGGTGGAGGTAGTCACCGAGTCCTGACCAAGTCTGGCCACGGCATCTACATCACCTACGGCTGGCTGAGCATCGAGTGGTCGGTGCATGACGGCAAGCTGGCCATCGAGTTTTAGTGATAGGGTCCAGCAATGGATGACATCAGACCTGAGGACATCGCGCTGATCGTCGAGCTGGGGCTGTGGTCGATGGGTCTTTTCGCCGCCGTCGAGAAGAAGCGCGAGCTGAGCATGGCCTTGATGGTGGCGGTTTTGGTCGTTGTGGCTTTTCAGTAGGAGAGGACTGTGGCAGTCAAGAAACGGTTGAGCGCGAAGAAGCGGGCTGGCGAGAGCAACACCGAGGCGGTGATGCGGCAGACCGACAAGGTGGCTGGTGCCACGCCGGTTGACCCGTTCGACGAGGTGCCGCAGTTCAAGCCGTTCATGGGCGACCAGCTGGATGGCGAGACCGCATGCGAGGCTGAGATCCGCACGGGTGTGCGCATCAAGCCCGACGACGCCATCTGCGAACGCTGCAAAGCACAGATCGAAGCCCGCAACAAGCCGGTCGAGACCAAAGAGGAGGTGGTGGCGCTAGCCAACGGCCTCAACTCGGCGCTCGGTCCCAATCCCAAGACCATCGGTGAGTTCATCGAACAGGCGTTTGCCTGGATCAAGACAGGCGGCAACATCGGTGGTGCGGCTGTCACGGTGGACGGCATCAACCTGGAGATCATCGTCAGGCGCGAGGGCTTCCAGGAGGAGGAGCGGGTGTTTGCCAAGGACCGCGTCTACACGCTGGAGGCATTCCACTGCGCCCTGGGGACAGCCGACATCAACCAGATCGACGGCGTGCCGGCCGCCTACATGGAAGTGCCGACCGAATCGTATGGCAGCACGTCTGTCACGAAATCGGCCAACCGCTGGAACTACCGCACGCTGCGGTTCGGCAGTCATCTGGCAGATCCGGTGGCGCGCGTCGAGCTGCTTAATGCGCTGCTCAAGGTAATCAAGAACGCTGCCGAGCAGGTTCGCTCGCACGCTCAGCCTCTGGTGGTGTGGCGGCAACGTCCTCATTTCGATGTCGACACCGATCAGGGTGTGACCTATCTGCGATGCCGGCTGTTCATGCCTGGCGTCAATCTGCCGGACTTCAGCGGTAGTTGGCTGGAGAGCGGTACCGGTGTGTTTTGGGTGGAGGGTGTATGAAACGGATGAAGTCAGTCGATATTCTCAAGGGCGCTCTGAAGAAGTTCGGGCGCAACGGTCGCAACTGGATCCAGGGCAGCTATGCGAGGCAGCGCAAGAACGGTGACGGCGTGGGTGTTCACGAAGCCAGCGCCAGGTGCTTCTGTGCGGTGGGCGCCATGCAGTCGGTGATCGGCCCGCTGCCGGCGGTCGGCCTCAAGAAGGCGCGGTGGGCGCTCGCCAAAGCGATTGGCGGCCAGCTCAACGATTCAGAGGGATCGGTGCTGCGGTTCAACGACCGGACCACGACCACGTTCAAGGACGTGCGACGGGCGTTCCGCAAAGCGATTAGGATCCTGGAGGCGGCGTGAGCCACGTCATCCGCTACCAGCTCCACGTAGGCAACCACTATCCTGCCATATGCCGGGTTGAGATCACCGACCGGCTGGGATCCAAAACGGCATCCTGCTCGAAGGTCTTCTACTTTGGCGCTGGTGTCGATCAGCCGCCCACGACCAGTCACAACTTCATCCCGGGCAGCTACAGACGGGCATACCACCCCATGGAAGCCCAGAAGATCTGCGACTGGCTCAACGACCGCGCGACCGGCTACAGGATGGGACACCCATGATGCACACCACTCACCGGCTCGATTGCATCTGCGTCGGCTGCGAGAACATCAGACGGATGGCAATGAACCAGCGCAGCAATGACGCCTGTAGCCTGAACGACCTGGCGCGCAATACAGCCAGTCAGGTGAATGCCCGTCAGAACGTCCGCATCCGCCTGGAGCACCACCTGGAGACAGCTATGGTGGCTTTGACGGGTGCTGTAGACGGTGGCGGCCGGTACATCATGCTCAGATCAGCTCCCAATTCGGTGGCTTTGGGGCGTTTATTGCGCGAGCTGGCTGCCATGACGGATGGCAGAAGCGTGTCATCTGACTGCAGTGAGCATGCCTCACGCGCTGCGCTAGCCAGGAATTGTCTGCTGGTGTGTCAAGCCCTTGTTGCGGCGACAGCTTTAGAGCAGTACGAGCGGGTGAACATCGGGGCGATGGACGCCAGTGGTGGGCTGTGGCCGGACATTGTGTTTGGGCGGGCGACGCATCACGACTGATAGGGGCACGCTGTGGAAAGCAAGCTTTACATCAACGGAGAACAGTTCGCATTTGCAGCCTGGCTGCGGGCTCGCATCCATCGACTGCGGCTGCAGAAACCCCGGCAGCACGGCTGGGGCTGCACGCTGTGTCGGTCTGCCTGGCGTAAACGATGATCAGGCTCAACCCATACACGGTGGTCGCCAAAGCCGGTCTCGGCCTGGCAGCTGTTAAGACCGAGGGTGGCTTCTACGTGGAAGACCCGGAGTCGTTCTTCAGCATCGGTGAGCAGATGGCGTTCGCTGCTTTCGCGCGCCGGCTGGACGCCAGCGGTCAGTGCAGCCTGATCCCGTCCAAGTACGGAGCGGGTGGCGGATGGGAGTGTCCGGTCTGCCGGCGAGAATGGATGGAGCAGTACTATGGGAAGAGTTAGACGTTCCCGCTTGAGCTGGCAGTACCGGTGGAATCGCATGGGGCTGCCGTTCTTCTTCACAGCCGTCAAGATCGTCTCCAACGCCAAGCGCATCCACTGCTGGCTACGATACGGCCATGACCACACCATCCGGCTGCCAGGCTTCTTCGTGCTGGGCAAGATGAAGACCGTCCACTACCAGTGGCCGAGTGGCGAGCGGATCGAGCGTGAGGTGAATGAGACGGCGGACGGCATGTTGTGCCGTCACTGCCATTGCCATGTGATCCGCGCGCCAGTTATAAGCTTGTAGCCATGAACAGACAGCTCGTGCTCAGGTGCAAGTGGTGCGGCGCCCGCCAGGGTGTCGACTTCCATCAGGCGGTATACCATCCAGACCTCACGCACTATCCGAACTGGGAGCCGGTCGACATGACGCCATATCTGAGCAGCTCACACGCCTGGCACCTGTCGGGATTCAATGAGCGCCGCGAGTCACTCAATCCGTTCGTGCCGCCAGCTGAGCCCGACACCCGCGAGTATTGCGACGGTCCGCACCCCGGCGACTCGTATCGTGTGTCACTGGAGACGACCTTCAAGAAGGTAGTAGCTGATGCGGCCGACCTGAGTACGTGGTGGGACATCATGGCAGCTCGCGTGTTCAATGAGTCTTTCGACCGTGGGGCTGAGGCGGATCGCAAGTTCGCGGCGCGCGTCGACAAGGCGCTGACGCCGGAGACCCGCGAGGAGTTCCTACTGCGCCATGGCGCCTGTCCGCAGTGTCTGAGGTTTGCGTGTACAGGCCATGGACCAGATCCCGTGCCGCCACGCGCGGAGGTGGCGCAGATCAGGATGGACGTCCGTCTGCCGGATGTGGCTGTCGGCACGAAGATCAACCGGCGCATCGATCACTACAAAGACCTGGTGCATCCCAATCTGATCCGCGCGGTGTTCGGTGGGCTGGTGTTGCTGGGCATCGTAGGCGCGCTGGTATCGGCGATCTACGGTCGCTGATGTTGCCACCCATGTTGACTGCCGAGATTCTGGCTGCTTACGACAAGGCGCTCAAGGCATCCTTCAGCATCCCGAGCTACACCAAATACTGGTTCGACAAAGACGGCATGCACGCCGAGCCGGTGGACATCCGCAAGCTCCACAATCCGCGCGCCAGGCCCCTTATCGACGCTGTGGTATCCTTGATCCTGCACTGAGCTGGGACACCGGTCGTCACGGCATCGCCGTCACCCGCAGAAGAATCCCGGCCATGGTGGTTGTGATGGCCGTACTCACCTCGAAAAAGCGGGATGCCTTGCCGACTTCGGACTTTGCAGGTCCGGATCGCTCGTACCCGATCCACGATGAGAGTCATGCGCGTAATGCGTTGGCCAGGGTCAGCCAGTACGGAACCGAATCAGAGAAGGCCAGGGTACGCGCGGCCGTGCATCGCAAATACCCCGGCATCAAGCACAGGGGCATGTAGATGACCGAAGTCAACCCGCAGCACATGAAGAAGAACCCCGTCGAGTCCGGTATGGGCGAGCCGGGCGAAGCGTCATTCCCGACCGAAGCTCATGCGCGCAACGCGCTGCGCTCGGCATCGATGTACGGCGACCGAGACGGCACGACCGGCCGCGCCACCAAGCAGTTCCCGCACCTGAGCAAAGAGCACAGCGGTGTCCATCGCGAAGTCGGTGGCAAGCAGATGAAGACGATCAGCGAGCACCGGCGCGAGGCGCAGGGCAAGAAGCTGTCGGCCGTCAACAACCCGCCGAACGCGAACAACGAAGACCACGCCCAGGGCATGCCGGCGCCGGAAGGCACCAGCCAGATGGATGGCCAGGACGTGAGCGAGGACGGCGACGAGAACTTCCTGGATGCGTAATGCGTGACATCCTGCCATTCCTGGTGCTCGCCCTATGCTGGATTCAGTACAGGCTGCTGATGCGCAGGCTTGCCGGTGCGTAGCCATGACTCGCATGAACATTTTCGCCTACACCACGCCCGGTGCCGGCTATCCGTCGTACATCAGCATCAATGCTGAGGAAGACGGGAGAGTCGTGATGCACGTGCGCGGACTGGCCAAGCCAGACGGCAGCTGTGGGGACGCCGTGAGCGTCGAGATCCCCCGCAGTGAGATCCACGACCTGATCCGCGGGCTGTCCGCCATCGAGCCGCGTCATGGTTGAGCACCACACGCATCCCATTTCCGATATCCGCGGTCTTGAGCCGCGCCTTGAACGCTTGGAGACGACCATGAGCAGAAACCCCGGCCACAACCACCCCGAAATGGAATGCGACGAGAGCGCGCACGGCCCTGAGATGAACGATCAGGACGGCCATCCGAACAATCATGCCGATCACCCCTACATTGCCGCCTCGCACCGCTTCACAAAGCCGGCATTCCATGAGAGAAGTACTGAGACCGGCAAAGGTCAGGATGTCTCCGTGAAAGGTGACAAGTCGTTCGGTTCGTACTAGCCCTGGAGGGCTTATGGCTCCTCTCTACTCGCCATCGCCGATGTTCAAGCTGTTCGTCGCTGCCGCTGCCATCGTGGTCGGTATGCTGATCCTCACCGGTTGCGCTGCAACCCCCCCCGAGAAGCCAGCTGCTGTAGCGCCAGTCAAGGATGGGGTGGAAGTGATTTCCATCCTCAAGATCGACCAGTGCGACAAGGCGGTCGCCTACTTCGCTGTCACGAACAACGGCGTCATCCACGCCGTCAGCGCCAAAGAGCTGTCGAAAGACCAGATCGAGGGTATCGAGACCGACATGCAGGCGCTGCCAGAGGGCAATGCCGGCCAGCTCGACCTGCCGTGTCTGCCGACAGACCAGACGTGAGTACCGATGCCGAGCCGCTCAGCACGTCAGCATCGCCTCATGGAGGGGATCGCGCACGGCTGGAAGCCCAGCGGCATGAAGAACCCGCCGCCGGTGTCGGTCGCGAAGGAATTCGCGGCGGCAGACGAGCGCTCATCGAAACCGCGGACCTCCGAGTCGGCGCCCGACAGCTCGTCAGACAAGTAGGCCGCATCCTGCACACCTACGAGCCGCGCCCGCAGCTCGACACGCAGCTGATCCCCGTCCTGCAGTTCAACTACTGGACCATGCGGGCCAGCCATCAGATGCTCTTGAGGGCAGCCAACAAGTCTCTGGAGCGGAACACAGACCTCGGCCGGCTGAATGACTACTTCCGCAGCCACGCTCGCGAGGAGAAGCATCACGACCGCTGGATGAAGCGCGACCTGGAGGAGGCGGGCTACATAGTTGGCGAGTGTCCGCTGATCGCCGCCAGCCTGATCGGCACCGTGATGTACAGCATCGAGTTCCTGGATCCGTGTGCCCTCCTGGGCTGGCAGATCATCGGTGAGTGCTTCTCGATGACCGAGCATCAGCTGGGCATCCTGGAGCTGGGTTGGGGCAAGACGGTGCTGCGCACGGCGCGCTACCACATCACGCACGATCCAAGCCACGCCGCCGAGCTGCTGGCCGTCATCGACGCGCTGGAAGATCCGAGGCGGTTTGCCGTCGTCGAGCGGACAGCGATGGCTACCGCAAGAATGTTCGCAGCAGCCATGATGGATATCGCTGAGTCTGGCATACAATGCACGCCGGTCAGGCACAGCGGTTCCTGTTCAAACCAGAACGTCCTCAATCCGGATGGCGCCTTTGTCGGCGCCGCTACGTGTGGGTGCAACAAGTGACGACGATGATCAAGACGCCTTTCCTGCAGTTCAGTCAGATCGAGCGCTACCTGAAGCTGTCCAAGTCGGAAGCCACTGACAACGGTCCGTACACGCTCACCAAAGACTTCGAGCACGACTGGATCACGATTCACGACCGCAACGGGCAAGCTGTTGGCCAGATCACTGGCGAGCAGGCGATGGAGATCGGCCGTGGAGCCTAGCTTCGGCGCCGAGCCGCGTCGGTGTAAGATATGCGGCGCTCCTGAAGGCAGTCTCCACGCGGTGTCATGCATGGCGCCGACGGTGATTGCCGCCTTCTACCAACCCGCAACAGAAGAACAACAAAATGCGGAAACTCGACTGCGTAGCGACCCACCTCAATAACTTCCGCGTGATCCCGCGGATAGTGATCATCTGGCTATTGCATACGACCTGGAGGGTGGCAGACTGGGCACTACATCTGACCAGGCCGGTGACCGCGGAGGACGTGGCGCTCGTCGGGCTCTTCACCGGGCTCTTCGTGGCATCCTTCAAGTTCTACGTAGACACCGGCGGCATTCAGTCGACAGGAGAATCGCACCGTGAAGACGTATCAGCTGACGCCCCGCATTAAGATTCACTTCGGTGGAGGCAACCTAGTATGGCTGGTAGCTGGCCAGCACAACATCACGCTGGCCTGGATGGGATCGTACGGCGTCCGTCCGAAGTGGATGACCGAGCCGTGCAGCCTGCACGTGCGCATCGCGGGCCTGGCGCTCACCTGGAATCATCCGATCAAGGTGATCACGTGCAGATGCGGGACCTGCCGAATGCAAACGCTGCGGCATTGGAAGTTCTGTCCGGTGTGTGGCGACATCGTCAACAGGTGATAGGATAGCCATCAGTTTTGCGGGGTAGCTCAGTGGTAGAGCAGTCGACTCATAATCGACAGGTCGTCGGTTCGATCCCGGTCCCCGCTACCAGTTTCGTCGGTAGTTCAGAATCAGGCAAAAGCCTGTTATCTGCCGCGGTGTCAGTGCGAAAGCGAGTACGCCAGCAGAGAGTGCGGAAGGCAGAGGCAAAAGCGACGGGCGCTGGTAGCGCGCGCGGGTGGCACCATCCATCCACCAGAAGTCCTCTCGTCCTGAGAACAGCCCGATACAAAGGGCCAGTCGCTGGTTTAAGTCCAGCCCGACGAATCGAGTGAGAGTCAAGACGGGTTCCCGCCGAGCACGTGCGAGAGATAAATCCCCGCCGTCCTGATCGCAACGCGACAGGGATCAATAGCCGGCAACGTGCATGTGCTCTGGGGGTCTGAAGCCTGCCCGCAAGGGAAGAGCCCCCGCCGCGTGCGTAGGCTGGCGCGGAATATCAAGCCGACAGCCTGTTTTATCCGACGGCAGCAATCGACAGCCGTGTGAAGTGGCTGAGGTTCAGCTCAGAGTTGCCGTAACCGTCGCCATCATTGCTGTACGAGTCGCTACCATAGGCGACGCCAGCCCCGCCGCTGTTCTGGAAATAGTTCAGCTGGGCGTAATCGCCCTCGTTCATGAAGATCATCGCTGTCACGCAGGCGCCGGGAGCCGCGCCGCTGTCGCTGAGCAGAGCCGACTGGATGCCGTATTGCGCCTCGCCATTGATGATGATGGTCAGGAAGTTTGCGCCCGAGCTGGTGTTCAGACCACCGGTGGCGACCGAACCGGTGACGCAGTACATGCCGGCTGTTGGCGCCGTGAACTTTGAGACGCCGTCAAACATCGATGACGGGTCGGTCTCGACCGTATCGAAGGTGATGATGGTGTTCGTCGCGTTGGGGATGTTCAGGTTAGACGACTGCAGGTAGGCGCTGGCTGCCAGCGGCGGATCGATGGGCAGCGACGGCGGGTCTGGCGGGTTGAAGTTCGTAGAGGCGGCTGGATTGAAGTTGGTCGACGGCATTGTAGTTATCCTTGTGTTGCCGCCACCGCTATCTCACCGCCCGGAAAAGCCGTCTGTACGCCAGCGCACATAGTGTTCAACCTGACGAAGACTTAATGATGCGGCATGAAGCCATAAATGGGCGCTTTTCGCTTCATGGTATGCTGCCAGCACAATAACAAGCGGTGCCGTGAGTCCTACGCAGGCGAGAGGTACCGACTAAGAAGGTGTCCCAATGCGTGTCCTCCAAGCTGTCGCCCAAGCTCTATCTGCTTCCCTCGCTGGGATCAGTCCGTCGCAGTCCGCTGCGGCCGCATCCGCTCTCGCCATCGGCGCCGAGACGGCTGCTGTAACCGCGCAGGGCGGCACCTCAGTCACGGCATCCGTCGGTTCAACCGGCACCGGCACGTGCAGTTCGACCGTCAACCCGACTCACCTGGTGGTGTCTACCATCTCGGCGGGCGAGATCATCAGCGCTGGCGACACTCTCGCCGGCACGCTCGCTGCGAACTTTCCGGCCAATACCACGGTTGTCAGTCAGCTCAGCGGTACCACGGGCGGCACGGGTACCTACATCATGTCTGCCGCCGCCACCTCGACTGAAGCCACGCCGACAGCCTTCTCGTTCACCTCGAACGTCCTCAACGTCACCGCGGTGGGCGCGACCAGCAACGCACTGTTGCCAGACGGCACCAGCTTGCTGACCGGTACCGGCGTGACGGGCAACGTGGTCACCAGCCAGATCGCCGGCACGACGGGTGGCATCGGCCAGTACCTGATGAACGGCACGCAGGCAACAGAAGCCAGCGAGACCGTCACGCAAGCCAACAACCTGGTCAACGTCTCTGCTGTTACTAGCGGCACGCTGTATCTGGGCTCAGGCCTGGTTGGGGGCACCTCGGTTGCTTTCATCACGGGATTCGTCAGCGGCACAGCTGGCGGAGTCGGGGTCTACACGACCAGTGTTTACCAGGAATACGCCAGCACGACCGTGGACGCCTATGGCGGCGGAACGGCTACGGTGCCTGCCGGCCCCCAGGGTCCGGTTGCATATACGGCTGTTGGGCCTCTACTGAAGCCCAGCGGTGACAACCGCAACGCCCTGGTTGGCGGCTTGCGTGTGCCGGGCGTGGTCTTGAATCCGCCTCGGCCTGTTGCCATCAGCAGCTCCACTGGCACGACCAATGCCGGCGTCACGTTCACCGTGACTGGCCTGGATCGCGTCGGCATGGCCATCACCGAAGCTGTCACTGGCCCGGCGGGCAATGCCACCGTCAATACGCTGCGACTCTTCGCGGTCGTCTACAGCATCACGGCATCAGCTGCGTTCACGGCTGTCGAAGCCGGTTGGGACGGCACCAGCTACAGCCGCTGGATCAACCTGGGCAACCGGATGGGCAACTACCAGTGGAAGCTGATCGTGCTGTCCACGGCAGCGTTGGCCTCAGACGTGTTCATCCAGGCGACCTCCGAGGCCATGAACGCTGTCGCGGCTATCCCGGGTGGTTCGGCGCCCTGGTCTGCCACCGATGACAACGGCAGCCGTTGGACGGGCGGTGACTTCCCGGATGACATCGAACAGATCGGCGGCACGTCGGGCGGCGCCATTACGCTGGCAGCGAACGGCGGCAACGCCGCTTACACCTACAGCTACGTGAGCGACAACAGCGATCCGTGGGCATACGTGCGACTGAAGGTCGCTGCCGGTGCTGACGTGCAGGTCGTGCTGCGGGTGATCCCGACTCGGACGGCGTAATGGCGACCTCTGGCCAATTCGGCTGGGATCCGCTTTACGCAGACCTCTTGCGGGAATGCTTCGAGCGGGCGCTGATCGACCCGGCTCTGGCGCCCTACAACCAGATCGAGTCGGCCATCCGCTCATCCAACTTCGTCATGCAGGCGCTGTCCAACGCGGGCGCCAAGCAATACGAAATGCAGTTCTACCAGTACACGGTGGTGCAAGGTCAGGCCGCCTACGTGTACCCCGCCGAATTCCTGCGGCCGTTTGTGGTTACGCGCACCCGAGCTGGCGTCCAGATCCCCGTGCTGTCGATCAGCCGCTGGGACTATCAGGATATCCCCGTCAAGTTCGCCGTTGGCGCGCCGTCAGAGTGTTTCTGGGATGCGGGCGGCGACTACGCCGGAAGTCCGCGCACCATGTACCTGTGGCCGGTGCCGGAGAACAGCACCGACTTGATCAGTCAGTGGATGATCCGCACGCCAGAGGTCATCACCAGCCTTGCCGAGACGGCGCCCATCAGCACTGAGTGGCTGGATGCGTTCTGCGACGCACTCGCGCTGCGCATCGCGAAGAAGTTCAACCCGGCTGCCGTGCAGCAGAACGACATGGTCAATCAGGCGATGGCCACCATGTCTGCGGCCCGCCAAGCCGACCGCGAGACCTCGCCGGCTCGCTTCCGCATGTCCTCCCGCGGCCGGCGCGGATGGCGATAAGCCATGCCGCTCTACCTAGGAAAGAAAGGGCAAGGCTACATTGTCCAGATCGGCTTCTGTCAGCGCTGCGGGTGGAAGTACTTGCGCACAGAGCTGACCGAGGACGACTACATCAAGGGTCTGCTGGTGTGCATCTATTGCCACGACCCGGATCAGCCGCAGCGCTACTCAGTCGAGCCGCGCGCCGAGGGCTTCCCGCCGCTGTTGCCGTCGCCAGACCAATACCCGGGCCCGAATGCGACCGTGCTCAGCGGCTCGTATACGAGCGGCACTGTCAATCTATCGTGGACGCCCAGCGTCGACAACGCCGACCTGATCAACGAGTACTTCGTCTACCGCCAGACCAATGGCGGACCTGGCGTGCTGATTGCCAGCGTGCCTTTCGAGACGACCTTGGAGTTCATCAACGGCGAGCAGCAGTGGGTGAACAGTCCGACCGTGTATGCCGACGACACCGTGGAGGCTGGCAACACCTACGCCTACTACGTGATCGCGGATGCCGTAGATCATCGCCTCAGCCCGCCGTCGAACACCTGGATGCTGGTGCCGGCACCGGTGCTGACCGGCCAGCTGAGCGGCGAGAACGTGCTCCTGAACTGGAGCGGGCCGCCCGTAGTCACCGTCGCAAGCTACCAGCTGTACCGCGGCATCAACGGCGCCAACCCCACCCTGCTCACGACGACCGCCGGCAATGTGTTCACGTACACCGATACCAGCGCCGAGGCTGGCGAGCCGAATGCTTATTACGTGGTAGCTATCCTGGCTGCAGGCCAGAGTCTGCCGTCCAACACCGTCACCGAGACGCCCAGCGGCCCGATCATCGTGACCAGTCAGACCGGCCTCTTCTACGTCGGCGCGTTCGAAGCCAACGGAACCGGCTACTCGGACGGTGGCGAGCAGCCGCTGCCCTACAGCTTCGACGGCCATCCGTTCCCGGTGGGCTCCATCAGCTCGACCGTGCTGGGGCACCTGTTCATCGGCTCCATCGGCGTCAGCTCTGGCGAGCTGATCCTGGGTCTGTACAGCGGCAATCTGGCCAGTCCGCCGACTGAGTTAAACTTCACCTCGATGACGATTGCCGGCAAGACCTACACGCAGGCCGATGTGTTCTTCACTCAGGCGCCTGCGTACGGGAATACCGATCACTCGCTGTTCTACATCACACTGCAGGGCTCGAATCCGTTCAGCAACGGCGAGCCGACTGAGATCACATTCACGGGTGTCACCTAATGAGCGGCCTGATTTATACCTACGAAACGATGGCTGCCGCCTTGCAGCAGTGGCCGGAAACCGACGACCCGGAGTTCATCGCCGCCCTGCCGAACATCATCACGGAAGGCGAGCAACAGCTCATCCGTTTGTTCGGCCTGCAGATCTTCGAGTCCACCGATGCGACCGGCATCACCGAGAACAGCAACCAGCTGGAGAAGCCGCTCGACATGATCACCGTCGAGGAGATGTACTACGACGATCCGAACAACAACTTCATCACCCAACAGATGATCAAGATGCACCCGGACTGGATCCGCGCCGTCAACGGAAGCGCGACCAACCCGAACACGGGCAGCCCGAAGTACTTCTGTGAGAGCGACACGCTGACCTGGAACATCGCGCCAGTCCCGAACTTCACCGGAACGATGACGCTGCAAGTCGTGCGGCGGCCAGACATGCTCAGCGCAGATCTGCCTACCGGCACCAGCTGGCTGGCAGCCAAGTACGGCGACATCCTGTTCCTGCAGTGCCTGATGGTGGCCGAGCGGTTCCTGAAGAACGACGACCGATGGGCTGTGGCCAAGCGCGAATTCGACATCCAGCTGCCGGGCGCCAAGACCGAGACGAGCAAGCTGCGGCGGGTGATGAGCGAAGACCACATCATGAACCGCGACATCCAGCGGCCGTCCAATGCAGAGGGTCCGCCAAACAGCCTCTAGGCGCCTGCTATAATGCGTCCCACGAGGTACTGTAAGGCCGCCTAGACGGCTCAATGTATCTTAAAAGATACCTTAACCCACTTAAGGTCTCTTTTATGACACCCAAGGACCAAAATAGATGCCGTCATCCCCCTCAGATCTTCTGCTCCTGCAACTCATGGCCGATGGTGAGGATGAGAACAGCTGGGGCGACAATACGAACGTCAACCTGCAGTTGCTTGAGCAGGCCATTGCCGGCGAGACCGACATCGTAGCTGGCGACACGAACATCACGCTGACCGACACCGACTACGCGACCGACCAGGCGCGCTGCCGCTGCATCAGCATCACCGGCGCGCTGACGGCAGACATCCTGCTCATCATTCCCTCCCGCACCAAGGACTACCTGGTGCGCGATGAGACGACCGGCGACTTCACGATCACCGTCATTACGGCCGCAGCCGGCGCCACCGGCGTCACCACCGAGCAGGGCAGCTGCACGGCGATGTATTGCGACGGCACCCATGTGATCTACGTCAGCGCGCAGGGCTCGACGAACGCGACCAGCCTCATCGGAGTGCCGGGCGCCGACTTCGCGCAGCTCGTCCAGCAGTACAGCGATCCGCCGACCGACTCAGATCCGACCCAGCAGCTGTGGACGGGCGGCCAGGCCAGTGCGTTCGTGGATCTCACGGACGCCTCGACCGTCACGCTGAACGCAGCGCTCGGCAACAAGTTTATCGTGACCATCGGCGGTAACCGCACACTGGACATTACCCAACCAGTGGATGGTCAGTCTATCGAGCTGTGGGTCGTCCAGGACGGAGCCGGCAGCCACACCTTCACGTTCCCAGGCAACATCACGTTCGAGGGCGGGGCGCCCGTACTCGACGAGACGGCTGCCCATATCAACATCTTCAAGATCACCTACAACGCTGCGCTGACCGAGTGGTTGGGCACGGCAGACACGAACTTCAGCAACTCGGCTGTCACCAGCGCGACGATCAACAGCTCGCTGACCGACACGAACGTCTGGCAATACCTGGGCAGCCCGTCGGCTGTCGGCGTCTACAACATCACCATCGCGGCGGGCGTCGTCTGCACGTCGACCTCGAACCTGACGCCAGCCCTGGACTTCACCGGCTTCAGCAGCGGCTCCACGGTCAACCTGATCAACAACGGCTACGTGCTGGGTCACGGCGGCGATGGCGGCGAAGGTGCGTCATCCGCGGTGTGCGTCAGCGGTGGCATCGACATCCCCTACGCGCTGGGTGGCGGCGACGGACAGCCGGGCGGACCGGCCATCAAGGGCCCAGGTTCGGGCGTCACGTTCAACCTCACCAATGCCAACGGCTTCATCTGGGGCGGCGGCGGTGGTGGTGGCGGCGGCGGTGCAACCGGTCACGGTGCCAACTCGACCGGTAACGGCGGTGGTGGTGGCGGCGGAGCTGGCGGCGGTCGCGGCGGCCAGAAGGGTCGAGCCAATGCGTTTGCGGCTGACACCAGTGCGACGCGCGGCGACGATGCGGGATCCGGTCCGGCTGGCGCCTTCGGCGCGGGCGGCGCTTCGAGCGACTCGGCGGGCGGGGCTGGCGGAGCCGGCGGACCGGGTGGCACCTGGGGCGCGGCGGGTACCGACGGCGTTGCGGTCAGCACAGCCATCGGGACGGGACCAGCACCTCCGGGCAACAGCGGCGTGGCGGGCAAAGCCATCGCGGTGAATGGCGGCACGGTGAACTTCGTCAGCGGAGCGGGCGCGCCTCACGTCATGGGTAATGTCGCCTAGTCGACATAGGTGTCGACTATGACCATTCAACAGCCAAAGCAAATCGATGTGGTGCCGAGCCCTCGGCTACCCACGTTCAGCCCTGGCTTTTTCACGGAAGCCACGGACCGCGGCGCCGGTGCGGCTGGCCGCTGGAAGGACGGCGACAACGTGCGCTTCCACAACGGACTGCCGCAGACCCTCGGCGGCTGGGTGCAAGAGACGTTCGGCTCCAACATGATCCTGGGCGTCGCCCGCAACTGCTACGAATGGCAGTCGCTGGACGGCCAGAGCTGGATCGCCATCGGCACCAACTCCAAGCTGTTCCTTGTCAATCAAGGCAACCTCTACGACATCACGCCGATCCGCCGCCAGGTCGGACTGGTCAATCCGTTCACGACGGTAGACGGCAGCTCCCTGGTGACGGTGGATGATCCCAGTCACGGCGCCAATGCCGGCGACTACGTCACCTACTCGGGCGGCACGCCGGTGGGTGGCCTGACCATCGACGGCGAATACCTGATCGAGGCTGTCAACAGCAACAGCCAGTACGTGATCAACACCGGCATCGACGCCACTTCCAGCGCGACCGGCGGCGGCGATGTGAATGCCGTCTACCAGATCAACAACGGCGGCGAAGACACCGGTTTCTGGTACGGCTGGGGCGTCAGCACCTGGGGCACCGGCACCTGGGGGACGCCGCGCGGCAACGGCAACATCCAAACCCTGGGCAGTCTGATCGGCGGCAGCGGCTACGATAGCGGCGGCACCCACACGTATACTGGCGTGCCGCTCACCGGTGGGTCGGGCACCGGTGCGGTGGCAACCATCGTGGTCACCGGTGGCGTGGTCACGGCTGTCAACATCACGACGCCCGGCACCGGCTACGTGGTCGGCGACGTGCTCAGCGCGAACAACGCCAACCTGGGCGGCACCGGATCCGGTTTCTCCATCACCGTCATCGCCATCCTGCAGTCCACCATGGTGCGGCCGCTCCGCATCTGGTCGCTCGACTCGTACGGCGAGGACTTGCTGGCTTCCTTCAATGGTGGACCCGTCTACTTCTGGCAGCGCAGTCTCGGCCCGCTGGCGGCAGCCGTTCTGGTACCGACGGCGCCGCTGTACAACCAGCGCATCCTGGTCAGCCAGCAGAACCGCCAGTTGATCTGCTTGGGCGCCCAGCCCAGCGATTCGGCCGCGCCAGACCCGATGAACGTGCGCACCTCAGATGACGGCGACTTCACGAACTTCGTCAGCACAGCCGCCAACGAGGTCTACGAGCAGGCGCTGTCTGGCGGCAACCAGATCCTGACCGGTCACTTCGTGTCCAACGGCATCCTGATCCACACGGATGTCGGCCAGCAGATCATGCAGCCGACCGGTGACGAAAATATCTACAGCATCCGCCAGGTCGGATGGTCCAACCCGATCATCGGGCCCAACGGCGGCATCAGCGTGAACGGCACCGACTACTGGATGGCCAAAGACAAGTTCATGATGTACGAAGGCCTGCCGGCCGAGATCCTGTCAGACGTGTGGACGTACATCTACGACACCGAGGCCTACCAGCAGGGGCACGGCGTCGGCATCAACCTGAGCCAGGCCTTCAAGGTATTCTGCAGCTACAACGACGTGTTCGGCGAGATCTGGTGGGACTTTCCGTCAGCCAACTCGACCGAGAACGACAGCTTCGTGGTGTTCAACCCGACGCAAAAGTACTGGTACTACGGCAGCCGCGTGCGCACGACAGCGCTCAAGCGCACCTCCAGTTACGGCTACCCCATCGCCATCGACAGCGCGGGGGACTTCTTCACCCACGAGAACGGCATCCTGGCGGCGGGCGAGCCGATGGCTGGCTTCCTGGAGTCAGGCGACTTCGAAATGGGCGCCTTCGATACCGGCACCATGCAGACGGTCAGCGGCGACCAGCAGTACTTCGTCTGGAAGGTGATCGCCGACAACAAATACTTGCAGGGACGCATCGATTTGTACTTGAAGACGAAGCGCAGGCCAGCCGAAGAGACCTACTGGACGAAGGGTCCGTACGGCATCAACCCCGGCGATGAGTTCACCGGCGTCCGCGCGCGCGGCCGGCAGATGGCGGTGCGCCTGCAGTTCGGTATGGACAGCCCGATTGTTGCCAGCGCATGGAGGGCAGGGACCTACACGTACTACATCAAGGTCGACGGTAAGCGGTAATGGCTGCCTTTGCCGACATCCAATTCAAGACGGGTGAGGATGAGGTCACCCGCTCCAAGAAGCTGCGCATGCTGGTCGACCAGGTACAGCTGTTCGCCGCCCGCAAGCCACCGGCCGCCGAAGCCAGCAGCGTCGCCTGGGACAACATCACCGGCATCCCGGCGACCTTCCCGCCGAATCCAGATGCCGAATGGCCGTTCACGCAGATCACTGGCAGCATCTCACCAGGCCAGGTGCCGAAGCTTGCGGTCACCCAGTTCGAATCGTTCCTAACGATCAATGCCAGCCAGATCGAGGGCCTGCCCCCGTATCCGACGCCAGCGGAGATCGTGTCCGTCATCGCCGCGGCGAGCGCCAATACTCCGACCATCTCGGTGACCGACACCGATGGCGTGCTGACCTGGAACGTGATCGCGGGCGGATTGCCGATCGAGGACCTGGCGATCAGCAGCCCTGACGTACTCTTCGGCACCGATGACTCCGGCAACCCGGGCGAGATCTCTGTGGGTACCGGGCTTACGCTCTCAGGAGGCGTCCTGACCACGTTCGGCGCCACCTCGGCATCAGGGGTCACCTTCGATGACAATCTGACCCTGTACAGCTCCACAAACGTTCAGGGCGCGCTGGACTTCCTGGAGTATGGGGACGGGGATCAGTACTCGACCGCCGGCTTCGACCAGCGCGCGCGGATCGCGGCTGGCGGCATGTTCGCCCAGTCCGACACGATCGACTGGACCGTGGACACGGGATTTGGATACGTTGCTGGCCAATTGCGTGCAAGTGGTGTGACCGCTGGGAGCTATACGAATGCGAATATCACGGTTGATGAATACGGGCGCGTCACTGTGGCAGCTGACGGTTCGGGCGGTGGCGGGTCGGGTACCGTCACCAGTGTTGGCCTGGCTGACACGTCGGCGACGCCGATCTACGGGATCTCGGGCAGCCCGGTAACCACCAGCGGCACGCTCGACTTCGCGCTGCTTACCCAGAGCGCCGGAAAAGTGTTCGCCGGCCCCGCCACCGGGTCCGCGGCACAGCCGACGTTCCGCTCGCTGGTGGCGACCGACATCCCGGCGCTCGCCTATGTGGCCTCCATCACCAGCGGCAACCTGACCATCGGTGGTTCGGCCTCCATTCCGACCATCAATCTGTCCAGCACTCAGGTGGCCAACATCGGGCTAGGCGGTACCGCGCTGCAGGCGGCCTCGGTGATCGACTCCATCACCGGAAACGGCACCAGCGGATCGCCGCTGCAACTGTCGGGCGACTCTGCGACGCCTGGCAACAACGAGTATTACGGCACGAATGGATCCGGCACGAAGGGCTTCTTTGCGCTGCCGGCGTCGCCCTCTGGGGCAAACCCGTCCGCGAGTATCGGGCTCACCGCGGTCAACGGTACCGCAGCGACCTTCATGCGCAGCGATGGCGCGCCCGCGCTGAGCCAAGCAATCTCCCCAACGATGACCGGGAACTGGGTGTTCACGCCGACCAGTGGCGTCGCGGTATCGATCACCGGGGTAATCTCCCAGACCGCTCTTTCGATCAAGGGTAATAGCACAATCGGATCCGGTGGCATTGGTTTGCTGGTGGAGGCTGGCACAAACGCATCAGACTATGCGATGTATGTGGCGAATGCCGCGAACAGTTCACTTTATTTCACCATCAAAGGTGACGGCGGCGTGACGGTTGGATCCCCGACCGGCGGCGACGAAGGAGCGGGTACGCTCAATGCGCAGGCGCTGTACGTGGAGGGCGTGGCAGTTTCGACGGCATCCGGAGCAAACCCTAGCGCCACCATCGGACTGACCGCGGTGAACGGAACTGCCGCCACATGGATGCGGTCTGACGGCGCCCCGGCGCTCAGTCAGGCCATCTCGCCCACGTGGACTGGAACCCACCTATTTACCGGAGCAACCGCTGATGCCAGCACCGCCCCGGGCGTTACGATCGGCGTCCCCGCCACCGGCTACGGTCGCGTGACCCTGACCGGTGGTGCGTCTGCCGGAAACCGCAAGTGGGCGTTCCAGGTCGATCCGTCCGCTGGTTCGCTCCAGCTTCTGGCCACCAATGATGCCCTCACCGCAGGCGATGTAGGGATCGCGCTCACGCGCACTGCCAGCGCCATCACCAGCATCGTTCTCGGAAACGCTACGGACATTCCCCCAACCGAGATCTACGGAACCCTGACGACGCCGAACGGTATCTGCGATACGGGCACGCTGCAGGTGGTCGGAACCGGCATGGCCGGCGGGTTTGCGGCTGCTGTTGGCGTTGAGCTTCTGGCCAACGGCACCGTAGGCAAAATGCAGGTCTACAACCGAGGCACAAGCGCATACGCGCCGCTTCAGCTGGCGGGCTCCACGATTAGCGCATATGTTGGCGCGAGCCAGGTCCTGGCTCTCTCCATTGCCACCACCGGAGTCTCAACTTTCGGATTTCCGGTGATCGTCGGGCCTACGGCCAACGCAACAAATGCCCTTTTACTGGAAAGCGGCAATACAGCAACCCAGTCGTCAGTTGACTTCGTTATCCGGCGCGCCGGGTCTACGGCAAGCCAACTTGCGCAAGGACCAAGCCTTCAGCTGGCGGACTCGACAAACAGCTACTCCAATATCCTGCAGACAAGCGGAGGTCAGTTTGAGATCTGGCAACTTGTTTCTGGAACTTGGTATCAGACGCTCGTAATTAAGAGCGGCATTGGTGGCATTACGTTCCGCGACCCGTATTCCGGAACCCAGGCAGACATGACGCCGGGTGCGGGCAGCTTCACGATCACCTATACCGGTATGACCGCGACCGTCACCGGCACGGCGGTGTGGAGCAGGCAGGGCAATGAGGTGACGCTGTTGCTGCCGGCGCTGAGCGGCACGAGCAACGCCAACACGTTCACCATGACCGGGCTCCCGGCAGCCATCCAGCCGGCGCGCACGCAGGGTAGCGGGCTGTTCACCGTCTCGAATGGCGGATCCGTCAGCGCCGGCTACATCTCAAGCATCAGTGGCGGCACGATCACCCTGGCGGTGATAAACGGCGCCGCGTGGAATACCGCCAGCGGCAAGGGCCTCCCTAGCCCCGTTTCCATTACGTACTCGCTGGCGTAAATGCTCCCCGCCGAGCGTGGTAAAATGGATGCCATTTTTGGAGGTAAGCCCGTGCTCAGCAAAGAGAACCTTGATGTCCTGGTAGGGATGATCGCTCGCGCCCCGGTGCAGAATTACGCAGAATCGACGCAGCTCAAGCCCCATGTCGATGCCTTCGTGCAGCTGCACGACCTGGTCAAGCGCGGCGCCATCGTCACGCTGGTGACGCCCGAAGAAATGAAGTCCCTGGAGGCCGCTCGCGAGGCCGCCAGCAAGAATCCGAACCCCCCTCAAAATGTGGGCCGCGCCGTCAAGAAAGCGCTTGCCGAGCCCATCAAGTGACCTGTGGTATCCTGACCACCTTCACGCAAGTTGCCTGGAGTCTCCATGACTGATGTCAAGAGTTCACTTCTGCCCGTTACGGTGCGGAAGGCGGTGCCGACGGATGTGATTCGCATTTATCGGCTGGTACGAAAGTGGGCAGAGAAGCGATCCACGCCTTTCCTTGGGCAGCTCAACGAGCTGAACAGTGTGGCTTGGATCCTTGCGAAGATCACCGGCGTAGGTTTCACGGTGGTCGCCGAGCATCAAGGCCGTATGGTCGGGTGCCTATGTCTGAGCGGGTATGTACCCCCGCCGTGTGAAAAGACGGAGTTCGTGCTCGACGGCGAATTCTTTGCAGTGTTGCCCGGCCTCGAACATCGCGGTATCGGTGCGGCCCTTCTTCGCGCGCTTCGTGTCCAGACCCTGAAAGCTCCCGTCCGTGTACGCCTCAACGCTTGCCATGCAGATCTCGGAGAAGTTGGTGATCAGCTTCTGACGAAGATGGGTTTCAAAGCGGTCGGTACGGTCTTCGTGCTGCCACTGCCGGAATCCCAGCTCCCCGAAGAGCCGGTCGATGACGAAGGCGAAGAACAAGAGCCGGACACCGGCCCCGTGACGGAAGATGCAGAGCAGCCAGAACCAAACGACGAACACGGGTCAATCGACGACCCTGCCGAGTTGGCTAACTAGCGGAAGCCAACAGGCTGTCGACATTGGCAGCCAGGTAGCCTCACGCGCGTACGAAGGCTATGACGGGACGACGGTAGCGCCGCTCAGCTCCAACGAGCAGAGCGCCTACAACATGGCCGGCAACATGGCCGGCCAGGCCCAGGCCTCTGGGCTGACCAGCCAGGCCAACATGGCCTACACGCCACAGAACGTGGCGCAGATGTCGCAGCCCTACGTGCAGGGCGTTATCCAGCCGCAGCTCTCCGCGCTCAACCAGCAGTACGATGCCAGCAAGACCGCGCTGAATTCCAACAGCCAGTCGGTCGCCGCGCAGAATGCCTACGACGCGCAGGGCAACACCAAGAACAACACGGCGCTCGATGCCGGACAGAACGCTGCCACCGGAAACGTCCTCGCCCAGGGCAATGCGAACGCCTACGCCTATGGCCAGCAGGCGCTGATCAGCAATCAGGCGCAGGCCGCCGGCATCGTGAACAACATCGGCACCGACCTGGCGACCAGTGGCAACACGGCGCAGTCGATCAACCAGGCTCAGAACAACTTCAATTACGGCCAGTACCTGGAGAACCAGAACTGGTCGACGAACAACATGCAGTCGCTGTTGGCAGCCATCAAGGGCGCGCAGGTCAACACCTCCTCGTCCGGCGTGGGCGCGGCAGCCCAGACCGCGAATAACACCGGCAGCATGATCGGCGCGGCCGCCTCCGTTGCAGCCACCATCGCGAGCTTCTACTAATGCAAAGCTCACAAAGTAACAATGCAACGAGTACGCAGAACAGCGTCGTTCCCGCGTACCTCCAGAATGCCAGTCAGCAGGCCGTCAACCAGGGCGAGTCGATTGCGACCAGCACCTATTCGCCATACACCGGCCAGGCCATCGCGCCGCAAACCGGTAATCAGGAACAGGCGAGCGCTCTGGCGGCCCAGCAGGCCCAGGCTTACAACGCGCCGGGCGGCCTCAGCACGATGGCGACTCAGGCCTTCAACCCGACCAACGTCGGCGCCTTCGTCAATCCGAACACCAGTGGTGTAGTCAGCGACCTGGGTCAGCGTATTCAGCAGCAGTACAACCCCGCTCAGGTGGCATTGACCTCTGGCGAGGCGGCGACCGGCAACATGGGATCGAACCGCGCCTACATCAACCAGGGCGCGCTGAGCACCCAGAAGCAGAACGCGCTGTCCGACATGGCGGCATCCGAGTACGGCAACGCTGTCAACTCGGGCACGCAGGCGTTCGAGGCGGAGCGCGGTCAGGCGGCGAACGAAGGCCAGACTGACATGGGTGCGCTGAACGCCACCGGTGCGGCGAGTCGCGCCACCGAGCAGAACCAGCTCAACTACAACTACAACCAGTTCCTGACGCAGCGCGACTGGCAGGCCAATCACTTGGCGCCACTGCTGTCCGCGCTCGGCTCCAGCCGTAACGATGTCGAGCAGACGGGCACCGGTGAGGGCATCCAGTACCAGAGCAGCCTGGGTAGTATGATTGGCAGCGGAGCGGCTCTCGCCGGAGGCGGCATCCAAGCCGGGGAAGGCTTGAGCAATTACTTGGAGGGGTACACGACGAGCCCGGGTGGCGCCCTGAATGAGAATTACCTGGGGTCGGACAACCCGAATGATATGTCGACGAACACCGGCGCTTTGATGAGCAACGACAGCGACGATTCGCTGGTGGATCTGAGCGACTTCAGCGGCGGCGACTTGAGTGGTGGATAAAATGGCAGGCGATACACAAAGTTGGGTTTCACAGTACGGGGATGCGCTAGCGTCTCTGGACAGCTACACGAAGAACCTGGCCCAGGGTGGGGCGGTACCGGGTCAGCCCGGCGCGCCTGTAATCGCGCCCGCCCAGCAGGGTGCGTTTGCCGCCGCCGCCCAGCAGGGTGCGACGCCGCAGCCCGCACTGGCTCCGCCGGCTGCCGCTCCGGCTCCCGGTGCGTTGCAAGCCCCCGGCGCCCGTCCCGCGCTGCCGTCTGCCGGCCTGCCGCCCCCGGCCGACCAGAACAGCACGAACCCGCACAACTTCCACAACCTGTACAACGCGCTGCCGGATGACGACAAGTCGAAGATCGCCGATCAGCTGGAGCAGAATGGCATCGACATCAAGGCGCACTTCAAGCAGATGCAGTCGGATGGCATCATCAATGCGCCCACCGCGGACTATGCCCGCAACGATATGGCTGGCTTCATCATGGAGGCCGGTCTGCGCATGGCTCAGGCTGGCGCGCGCGGCGACTATTACTCGAACCCGTTCGCATCGGCTGCCACCGGCGTCCTGGGTGCGGTAGAAAGCCGCCGCGAGAAGCAGCTGCAAGCCGGACAGATGGCATTCAACCAGCAGAACGTGCAGTACCAGCGCGAGCTGGATCTGGCGAAGCTCAAGCAGGAAGGTCAGCTCGGCGCGTTGCAGCGCGACACCCAGCTGCAGATCGCCCGCGAGAACGAAGCGGCTCGTGCCGCCACCGCGCAGACGAACGCGGGCGCGCGTACCGGTGCCGCCCAGATCCTGGCGAACAGCCGCACCGCGGCCGCACAGACGGAAGCGAACAGGCCGACGGCGAACGACACCATGCAGGACAGCGATGGCAACGTGTTCTGGAAGACCGGCCCGAATGCCGGCAAGCCGGTGATGGTCGATGATGGTCAGGGTGGCCAGCGCCAGATCAAGGCGCCGGTCAAGGGTGGCGCTGCCAAGCCCGCCTACACCGAGAAGGATGTCGAGGGCGCCGTGTCGAAGCACGAGTCCGACCTGAACAAGAACCAGTTCACCTCCAAGATCGATGACGGCAATGGCGGTCAGGTATCATGGGCGAAGGCGACTGAGGCTCAGAAGCAGGCCCACCTGTCCACCTACGCCACTGGCGTACGGACGCGCGCGGCTGCGAGCGGCCCTCAGGGTGGTGACGCCAAGCCGGGAGCCAACCCCTACGCGAAGTTCGTGAAGGGAGCCGCACCGGCGAAGTCACAATCGGCGCCGGCTGCGAAGCCCAGCCAGGATGACGCCGAGGACGAAGTGGTCAGCAGTGACGATCCGGATGACGAGCCGGCAGTGGAGAAATAGTGGACGCGCCTTCTGATTCAGCCCCGCCGCCGGAAGCAGTCGAATACCTCAAGAGCAATCCAGACACCTGGTCACAGTTCAAGAGCACATTCGGCACGCTACCCGATGGCTTCACGCCGCCTGCCGCCCCGCAGGAGGCTGTCGACTACCTGAATAAGAACCCGAACACTAGCCAGCAGTTCCAAGACACATTCGGCTATCTGCCGCCCAGCGTGAAGGGCGCTCAGCCGTTCGTTGACCGCGGCCAGGGACCGCAGGGTCCGCCGACCAGCTATCGCGATCCGGCAACCGGAAAGATCATCACCGAGCCTGGTGCGCAGCCGTCTCCGCCGGCTCCGTCCGCACAGGATGCGCAGAACGCGAGCACGCGCGCAGGATTGGTGGATGCCTGGCACAAGGGCGGCATCGCTGGTGCCCGCGATTACTTCCTGAACACTCACCCCGGCCAGCTGGTGAGCGCACTGGGTGGCGGCCCCAATCAGGCCAAGAGCACCGGCCCACTGGATGACGCCGCGCTCATGCTGACGAAGAACCTGGCCTCGATGGGTTCGGCGATCATGCGGCTGCCCGAGCTGACCTGGAATTACTTGGGCCAGACGGAGCCCGACGACATCAAGGAACAGCATGGTGGACTGACACCAGAACAGCTGCGCGAAGGTCAGTCGCCGGACGTGATCGGGTCGGCCATCAAGTCCACCACCAGCGCGCTGGCGGATCGGTTCAAAGAGGGCGAGCGCTCGATGGTTGATGCGCTGAGCGAACAGGCGCGCGCCGGCATCCAGAAGCACATGATCGACACCGCTGCCGATGGCAAGTGGAAGCTCGGAGAAGGCTTGAAGGATCCCTACTGGTGGGGTGACCAGGTCGCCAACATGGCGCCGATGATCGCGACGGATGGTGCAAGCGCCGTCGCGGCCAAGTCGGCATACGCGGCGAAGTTCACCCAGACGCTGGCCAAGGCGGCTGCCGAACGGGCGCCGACCAGCGTGGCGCGATCCGCTGCCCAGGCCGCGGCACTGCGCGCCGCCCACCAGGCTGCTGTCGTGACAAACGTAGGCGCGAACGGACTGCTGTTCGGATCGCAGGCGGCCGATGAAACGCATGACGCCATCAACAGCCTGACCGACGAGACGCTGATGAACTACGCGCCGTACCGCGACCTTCGCGCGCACGGCCTGTCGCAGAACGCAGCCCGCGAGCAGATCTCGACCCAGGGCGCCTTCCTCGCCGGCATCACGACCGCCGTCACCGCGGGCATGGGTGGCGAGCCGCTCAACCAGTTCATGTCCAAATGGGCCTCCAAGATCCCGGCCGCCGCCTCGCGGCTTGGAGCTGCCGGCCGCGCCGCGGTAGGTGGCGCCGCGCAGGGTGCGGCCATCGGTGCCGGCACGCAGCTCGGTCAGAACCTGGCGATGACGCCAATCACCGGCGGTGACATCTGGGAAAACGTCCTGGACTCAACCGTCACGAACGCGCTGATCGGTGGCGGACTGGGTGGTGCCGTCGGCGCCAAGATGGGTCCGGCTGCCGAGCGCGGCCCGCAGGATGTGAAGGACGACATCGTCAGCAACAAGCTGAAGGACTACGTCACCGCCCGTCAGAACTTTCAGGCTGCGCAGCGCGCCGCCATGGATCCCGCCGTGCCGATCAAGCACGAAGACATTCAGACGGCCCGCGAGGACTACCAGCAGGCCAGCATCGCATTGAACCAGGAGCTGCTCGCACAGGGCAGGCTCGAACCGGCGCAGCAAAAATCCGTGGCTGCCGCGCTGGCCGAAGCCCAACGCCACGGCATCGAAATGCCGGAGACGACTTATGACCATCAACAGAGCGGGACACTTCCGGGAGCTTCAGCCGAATCTCGGGAAGTCGGTAAGCCGGCCGAAGCCGGTGGAGACAGCGAAGCGGGCGCCGCCACCGCCAAGGAACCGCCGTCAGCCGGTGCTGGAGCCACGGCGCCGCTGAGTGGTGCCGAGGCGTCGCGCCTCGACTCACTGAACAAGGTAGCCAACGCCGAGCCGCTGGAAGGCCAGCAGATGCACGACTTGGTCGCCAACGGGCTCGCCAAGGTCACGCCGGCCGGACTGCCGGTGCTCCTGCCGGAAGGCCGCCGCCTACGCGCATCGCTGGTGGAGAAGGGCACACCAGCCCCAGAACCTGTTCAGCCCGCTGCCGAAAAACCTAGTGAAGCTCCGGCAGAAAAACCTAAATCTGATCTGCCCGCCCTGGGTGAGGGGCCGCTGTCACCGGATGAAGATCCGACGCTGCGACTGACCGGTACCGATTACGGCAACCTCGAACGGCTGGGTATGGGCAAGTCGGTCGATCCCAAGGACATGGTGCCGCTGCACCAGGCTGGTCTGGTGAAGACCTCCGACAGCGAGGGTGGCTACAGCCTGCTGCCGGCCGGCCGCCGCGAGCTGGCTGCGTTCCAGAACACCCGCCAGACCAGCCTGGAGCGCGCCGTGCAGCCGCACCTGGAGCTGGATCACGGCTCGACCCTGACGACGGCCAACTCGGAGCACGCCCGCAAGCTGGCGGACATCGAGACGGCCTACAAGGAAAGCTCCGACAAGGCAAAGGCTGTCAAACAGGCGGCTTTTGACAAGGCGGAATCGGCCAGGCAATCGGCCAAGGAAGCCGACGAAGCTCGCATGCGCGGCAACCCGCAGGCCCAGACGCCGCTCCAGGAGCGATACAAGGGCGGTATGGCGCTACAGACGGCGGGGGATGGCCTACGTAGCCCCTTGCGAAAGATCTCCCTGGACGACTCCCTGAAGGGCCAGGACGCACAGATCCAGAGCCGCTTCGCCAAGCAGATCGAGCGCGATCCGGACAAGGCGGTCTCCGACTACTCCAAGATCCCCGAGTCGATGGGCGGCAAGTTCGTCAGCACCGACATCGCGCGCGAGCTGAGCCCGGACTACAACAAGGACCGCACCCGCTCATCCGCGGTGCAGGAGCCGGCGAGCGCTGTGGCCAAGGCCATGTTCGAGCGCAACCTGACGCGGCCGCTCAAGAAGAACGAAGTGCCTGGCGTCATCATGACCGGCGGCGGCACGGGGGCTGGCAAGACGACCGGCCTGCAGGCTGCCATCAAGTCGGATCCGAAGATCCGCGCGGCGCGCGCCTTCTACGATTCCAACATGGCCGATCTCGATTCCACGGTCCGGCGCATCGAGCGCGTCAAGGCGACCGGCAACCAGGCGCACATCCTCTACACCTACCGCGATCCGATCAAGGCGTGGACGGATGGCGTGCTCAAGCGCAGCGAGGCGCAGCGCAAGCAGTTCGGGACCGGTCGCACCGTGCCGATGGACGTGCATGCCAGCACCCACGCCGACAGCAACCGCGTGATCCACGCGCTGGCCACCCGCTACGCCGGTGATGACCAGGTGAAGATCCATGTGATCGACAACAGCGAGGGCGACGGACAGGCCAAAGAGATCCCGGTCACCCGTCTGCCGGTGCTGGACTACAATGACATCCGGAGCAAACTGACAAATGCCACAGAATCTGAACACGCCGCCGGACGCATCTCCGCAGCCACGTACCACGGTGCCCGGGGAGAACCTGTTCCCGAATCTCGGGCAAACAGTGGCGAACGCGATCAACACAACGAAGGTGGCTCAGCCGCAGGCCGAGAAGGTGCCGCACAGCGGTCTACCGTCGGACTTCGCGGGGAACCTGCAGCGCAACCAAACGGTGCTGGCGAAGCACTTCGCGAGAACGGATCCGCATCCCGTCGTGTCGGCGAGCGCGAAGCCCAAGTACCAAACGGTTCGCCTGAAGCCGATGGGTCTCAAGGACCTGTAATGTTCCGCATGCCGGAGGAACCCCTCTCCGGTATGCCCACCACCGCCAAGGTCAATGGGTTCGACTACAAGTTCGGCCCAAACGAGACGGCGCGCGACGCGCGTAAGGCCTACCTCAAAGGTGCCGGCATCAAGTACAAGCCGGTGACGCACTTCCGATACCTGGACCCCGATACGGGTGAGGCTATCGCCAAGGCCTACGACGAGATGAAGGACGACCCCACCGATCCGAAGGTGAAGGCGTCCTACAAGGCGCTGGTTGGCGAGACCAAAGAGCAGTTCAAGGCGATCCAGAAGACCGGTCTGAAGATCGAGTTCATCAAGCCGGGCCAGGAAGACCCTTACAAGGCTTCGCCGCGGCTGGGCCTGATCGATGTCCAGCGCAACAACCACCTGTGGGTATTTCCCACCGAGGGCGGATTCGGCGTGCTCAATGAGGCGAAGGCCGAGCACCCGTTACTGGCCGACAGTGGCATCACTCTCGACGGCCGCAAGCTGAAGAACAATGACCTGTTCCGAGTCGTCCACGACTACTTCGGTCACATCGCCGAGGGCAACGGGTTCCGCGCGCACGGCGAGTACAACGCCTGGCGCCTGCATTCACGCATGTATTCGCCGGAAGCCCAGGGCGCTCTGGCATCCGAGACGCTCGGTCAGAACGCCTGGGTGAACTTTGGCCCGCACGCCAAGGCCAATCGCACGGCCAGCGCTGCCGACACGGTCTACGCCGACCAGAAGACCGGCCTGATGGATCCCAAGGTCTATGGCGGACCGGAAGGCTCGAAGGCGGCCGATCACGACTACGCGGCGCCCCCTGGCAGCCAGACTTCGTTCACCGATGCGGCCGACAAAATCTTCGCACGCCTGACCGACAAGGAAGCGCAGGCCGCCAACTTCATCGTCCAGCAGATGAAGACCCGCGGCGGTGAGGCCGGCGGAAAGGTGTTCAACCACCTCCTGCAAAAGGGCAAGTGGACTGAAGAGCAGATGCACAACGTCGCGGACGCCGCGCGCGCCCGCTACTGGGGAGACCTGATGGATGTCGGCAAGAAGGCGGAGCCGGACAACCTAATGTTCAAGCACTTCAGCGACGCCAGCGAACCTAACGTCACCCTGGATCCGGAGAAGTACGGAACCGGCCTGAAGGGCGCCGAGGCGCGCCGCATGGCGAACAACAAGGGCCTCAAGACCATCAGCGCGTACGCCATGGGCGGTGAGGTCGAGCCGGAGCTGCGCGGCAAGACGCGCTACCACATCCAGGTGCCGCGCGACGAGATGTACGATCTGTCTGCCGACCCCGAGGACTTCGTTGGGAAGAACACCGATGAGTACGGAAACTACGACCACAGCCAGGCTGAAAAAGACATCGCCGCTGCCGGATACCGCGGATACCATCTACCGGGAGCTGAAGGAATCCTTAAAGGTCAGGCCCGCTTCTTCAAGCCTACCGAGGCTTTCCGTTCTGATGTGGCGACTCGCATGCCTGACAAATGGACCGCCGAGCACGTGGCCGCGGTCAAAGAGCACCTGAGCGCCGAAGAGCAGGCCCAGCTGCGGCGTGACAGCGCGCAGCGCATGGTCGACGTATTCCACAGCCTGCCGGACACTAAGGAACTGGCGGCGGCCGCGCTCGCCGGTAAGGCGAAGAAGGGCTGGTACCAGAAGGCAGCAGAGTCGATCCACGCCGTCTTTGGTGGTGACGCCCCGCGGTTCTCCGCGGTGTTGGCCGCCATGAGTCCGCAGACCAGCGTCGAGATGAATTTCCACAACGCGCTGCGCACCTTCGTGAACTGGGATAAGGCGGGCCGCCCGCAGGATCCGGCCGCGATCAAGAAGATCATGGGCGCCAGCGTGCTCGGTAGCAAGGGCGAGGGCAGCGTACTTGGCGCCTGGTTCAACAACACCGTGCGCGCGCTGACCTCGGAGGATCCGGAGAAGCTCACGCTCAGTGGCCCCAAGGTCAGCAGCTTCATGAAGAACCTGCAGGGCAAGACCAACGAGGTGACGCTCGACAGCTGGATGGCTGCCTTCGCCAAGGTCAACCAGCAGATGTTCAGCGGCCACCTGACGCAGACCGGACCCGGCAAGAGCGCCGGCTATCTGGGCTTCAGCGCCAAGGTGCGCGAGGCCGCCAAGATGCTGGAAAAAATGACGGGTGACAAATGGTCCCCGGCTGAGGTACAAGAGACGGTATGGTCGTGGGCCAAGGCTGCCTACGAGCACGCCGATCAGTTTGGTGCGATGGGGTCGATCCCCGATATGGTAAAGAACGGAGAGATCACAGATGCCCTTGTCAAAGGAACAGCAGACTTCCACAGTCTCTTCGGCCGGCCCGAACACAGTGCCGTCCTCGGAGATTCCCGATTCAATCGAGGCCTTGAGCAACTTCGGAGCCAGGAAGGCTTCGACGCCGTCTCTGGACCTTCAGGAGAAGCGGAGGCGGCTGCTCGCAGCGCTCTCAGCCCAAGCCTCCACAGCGCAGCCGAACGCCTAGAGACGCTTCGCCGCGAGCGTAACGCTGGGGCCAAAGGCCCTGGCACGGACGATGATGTGCCGTTCCGCCAGGGCGGCAACCAGATCGGCATGTCGAAGTCCGACATGCGCACCGCCCTTCAGGATGTCCAGTCGCACCTGGGTATCCCCATCAACCTGCATGACGACCACACGACGCTGCCCGACTACGTCTTCGACACGCCGGGCGCCGCTCGCGCGCAGGGCATGTTCATTCCGGATCCGGACGGCGGCAGTGTCCATCTGATCGGATCGAACATTCCGAACGCCGTCGAGGCGCGGGCTACCGCCATCCACGAAGCTGTCGGCCACCAGGGCCTGCGCGCCATGCTGGGCGGCCGCTACGGCGACGTGATGGACCACATCGCGGTGAACTTCCGGGACCAGGTGCTGGACGAAGCCCGTGCCCGCGGTATCAGCGTGAAGACCAAAGCCGGCCTGCGGTACGCCGCCGAGGAAGTCGTGGCCCGCGCGTCCGAGCGGGTGTTCGCCAAAGACATCGAAGCCCAGCCGACCGTCTGGCACAAGATCGTCGGGTTCGTCCGCGACCAGCTGCGCAAGCTCGGCTTGACGCACGACTGGAACGAGACGGACTTGAACAACCTGCTCTACGCCAGCCGCGACTACGTGCGCTCGCAGTGGGTCGACAAGATGTACGCGCGCGACAAGCTGGCCGAGCAGGCCGGCCAGGACTTCTTCAACCCGGGTGGCGACAACACCCCGATGATGAAGCTGAAGGGCGTGCCGACCGGCGGTAACAAGGACCTGGAGTCCTTCATCGGCAAGATCGGCATGACCGACAAGCCGCTCAAGCAGCGCTGGGAAGATGCGACCCGAGACATCATCGCGCGAGCCGAGACGGCGATCTTCGATCATTTCCATGGCATCAACCGTGCGGAGAATATGGCCGGAATCTCCGCAGCAGATCGTGGGTATAAGTCGGCCAGCCTGTCGACCAATGCCGGCGGCCTGATGCGCGCCATCCTGGAAGATGGTCATCCGGTGTGGCGCGACAAGGCCGGCAACGAGGTCAGCGGCCGACAGAGCCAGCCCGGCGATGTGCATGACGTGAATATCGACCCGAACGAAGGCGGCGGACACGGTCTGTTGGATGTCTTCAAGCCGCTTGGCAAGGACCTCAACAAATGGTCTGCCTGGATGATCGCGCGCCGTGCCGAACGGCTGCTGGGTGAGGGTCGCGAGAACCTGTTCAGCCCCGCCGAGATCGCTGCCGCCAAGCAGATGGGTTCGCCGCTGTTCGAGAGCGTTGCCAAGAATTACTCAGAATTCAAGGGCAAGGTCCTCGACTGGGCCCAGACGGCCGGCATCATCGATCCGGAAAGCCGGGCGATGTGGGATCACGCCGACTACATTCCGTTCTACCGGATCATGGATAACGGCAACATGAAGCCGAGCGCGGGCAACCGTGGGCTGGGCTATGTGAAGAACCAGATCCAGCGGCTGCGCGGCGGCGAGAACAACATCGGCGATCCGGTGCAGAACATCATGACCAACTTCTCGAACCTGATCGAGAGCGGTCTGCGAGCCCACGCGGCGCGCGCCACTGTAGATAACCTCGAAGGATCGGGCTTCGTGACCGCCATCAAGGGCTTCAAGGATCCGGTCACCGCAATGGACCGCGCCAGCTTCAAGGCTGCCCACCCGCAGGTCGCCGCGGATCTCAAGGCCATCGGCGTCGACATCGATCACATGCCGGACAAGGCGTTTCGCGGCATGCAGAAGATGCTGCTGGCGAAGGCGCCGCCGGATGAGGGCGCCGTCTCTGTGTGGCGCGGCGGCCAGAAGGAATTCTGGCATGTGAATGATCCCGTTTTGTTCCGCAGCCTCCAGGCGATCAGTCCGACCACCTGGGGCCCGTGGATGAAGCTCTTCAGTCTGCCGAAGCGCGCGCTGACGATCACCTCGACCCTGACGCCGGAGTTCGCAGCCAGCGTCGGCTGGAAGCACATGTGGCAGGCGTTTGTCCAAGGGCGTACCGATGATGCGGCCACGCCATTCACCCTGGGTGTGGACAACGTCAAGGGCGCCATCAAGTTCCTGACCCACGACCCCTCCCTGATCCACGCACGAGCCCAAGGCGGCCTGTTCGAGGGTCTGGGGTACGACCCGAAGGGCGCCGCCCAGGAAACCCGTATGACGGTCCAGCGTGCGGCTGGCGCGAACGTGATCAACACCCCCCGCAAGGCGTGGCTGGCCTACCGGTCGGTGATCGGCGTGTCCGAGAACATGAACCGCATGGCGATCTACGACAACGCGCTAAGCAGCGGCATGACCCCGATGCAGGCCGCCTTCGAAGCCAAGTCGACCATGGACTACCACAAGCGGGGCAATGCCCAGCTGGCCCGGTTCATCTTCGATACGGTGCCGTTCATGGGCGCCCACGTCTCGGCGCTGCACACCCTCTTCAAGAATGCCACCAGCAGCCCGCAGGCGGCCATGCGCGTGGCGATGCGAGGCGCCCTGCTGTCCATGGCGAGCATCGCCTACGTGGCGCTGAATCACAACGACCCGAACTACCAGGCGCTGACCGACAAGGACAAGGCCAGCTACTGGCACTTCTGGCTGCCGTCGATGGGTCACTTCAAGATCCCCAAGCCGTTCGAGACCGGCACGATCTTCGCGACGATCCCCGAAGCCATGATGGACGCCAGCGTGACGAACGCGGACGAGCCGGATCGCGCGTGGGCCGCCCTGAACCTGGTCGGACACAGCTTCCTCCAGGAAGACAGCTTGAGCCCGCGCGTCGCCGCGGTGTGGCCGGAGCTGGAGCTGGCCATGAACAAGAACACCTTCAACGGCTCACCCATCCTCACCCAGGCCGACCAGAAAGTGCTGCCCGAGGAACAGGACAGCCCGTACGTACACAGTACTTACCGATGGCTTGCCAATGAGATGCCTGACATCGCGCCGTCAGCCCTGCGCAGTCCCAAGCAGCTCCAGCACCTCGGCCAAGGGTACTTCGGCGGCGTCCAGGACTACGTGCTGGCCGTGACCGATGCGCTGGCCCGCCGAGCCCAGGGTGAGCCCGAGCCGGCTGCCGGAAACCATCTGCCGATCTTCAGCCGCTTCTTCCAGGAAGGGCCGATGGCGCAGACCAAGTATTCGAACACCATGTACGACATCGCCGATCAGGCGGCCAACGTCATGGGCTCGGTGAAGAAGCTCAGCCAGTCCGGCACGCCGGAGTCCGCGGCGCGCATCGATAAGCTGCTGGAAAAGAACGAGGACCTGGTGGCCGCAGACCAGCCGTTCAGCCAGGCCGTCAAGCAGGTCGATGACCTGCGCAAGCAGATGCGAGAAGTCCAGCTGTCGGACATGAGCGCCAACGAGAAGCGAGACACCCTGGATCAGATCCAGGAGGCGATCAACGAGACCGCGAAGGGCGTCTGGGACATCCGCCCGGGCGGAAAACTCTCACCCAGCGTCGCCGCCGAGCTGCAGGGAAAGACCAAGGATCAACAGGCTACGACGCTCCAGAGCGCCGGCCTCACGCACACCGCGCAGCTGCTGCGAAGCCTGCCGGCGACACCGCCAAAAGCCATCATGGGAAATCAGTAGAATGAAAGTCGGACTCTATAGTTGCGGCAGCGCCGGGACGTGTATCATGGGAATCATCAGCCACTACGTGCTGCCAACTCTTCAGCTGGTGGCGGTGATCCTGTCCATTACGCTGTCCGTTCTGGGCCTGAAGGCCTGGTTCCAGGCGAGGAAAAACAAGTGATTACAGACTCCATCGGTTTAGCTGAGGTCATCCAGCACGGCATGCCGCGCTGCAAAGCAGTCAACGGTTGGGCGATCTACCTGTGGAGCGCCTTCGTGAAGTTCGGGCTCAACACGCCATCCCGCATGACCTGCTTCCTATCCCAGGCCGCGGTCGAGAGCGAAGAGCTGAACGTCTTGGAGGAGAACTTGAACTACTCGGCGCCGCGCCTGGTCGCGGTGTGGCCGAACAGGTTCGCCACCATCCAGGACGCGCTGCCGTTCGCTGGAAATCCCGAAGCGCTGGCCAACGATGTCTACGGCGCGCGCAACGGCAACAACCAGCCTGGCGACGGCTGGAAATTCCGCGGTCGAGGTATCCTCCAAATCACAGGACGGGCGAACTATGCTCTCATCACTGACGAGATGGCAAAGCTTGGTGTGGTCCTCTCAAGCGAAGATGACTTCGCGACGCAGGCAGGCGCTGCTCCTGCGGCGTGCGCCTTTTGGAACACCAGAGACGCCAACACTGCCGCTGACCGTGTCGCCCAGTTCGGCGAAGACGCCTTCAAGGTCGTCTGCAGGAAGGTGAACGGCGGCCTGATGGACTACGACCAGCGCCTGAGTTATGCCAAGTCGTTCGGTGATATCCTTGGGGTTCCAATCTAGGGGAACCTCTCATGTTCGGAATGGTGCTCGGTCTGCGGACGTATCTGGAGCTGGCGGCCGGTGCCGTCCTCATTGTGGGATTCCTGGTCTTCGCCTCACACGAGCGCGAAGTCGGACGTGAACAGGTGATGGCCGCCGATGCTAAGGTGGTCGCTCTTCAAGCTCAGCTCAACGAGCAAAAGGACAAAGATGCGCAAGCAATCGTCGACGCCTCAACGGCTGTTTTCAAGAACATGTCTAGCCAGCCTGTACCTGCTCCTAAGCTTGTGCGGCTGTGCGTCGATTCACTCAGTGGTGGCCCCTCAGGGGCAAATGGTGGGGCCATCAGCAAGCCTGATGACGCCGCCGCTCTACAAGTCACAGTGGAACGCCCAGGTGCAAGCACTGGTTTCGACATCCGCCCCATCACCGAACACCTCCTCGACACCGCGGACAGCCAAATAACAGCCCTTCAGTCGTACATAAACGCCTGTATCAAGGAAGGATTTTGCAAACCGATAGTTCCAGATTCTACGTCGGTCGTTCCTGCAAGTTCGGCCACGACGGCCTTAGGTACAGCGGAAACCGCTCTTGCGTCCAGTGCGCTATCGACGCTGCACGCAAGAGGTGGTCCACCAACCCTGGACCCTTAAGGGCAGCGGTTAGGCGCTACCAAGAAAAGCATCGTGACAGAATCAGGGCATCAGATCGTCGACGCCATGGAATACCGGAGCCAACCCGACCGCGTCCGGATCTGTGTGAACTATGCGCCACGCCATCCAAGAGACCGCTGTGCGCCGATCATGACCATAAGACTGGAGAGTTCAGGGGCTGGCTGTGCGTAAGTTGCAATACAGCCATAGGTCGGCTCGGGGACAACATTCGAGGACTGTTGCGCGCTGTCAGATACTTGGTGCAGGCGCGGCTGTCTCGACCACCGGCTCAAATTCCGACTCAGTAACGTGACGGCTCTGGGTCTGACCGGCATGCGTGCGTTCGCCGAATTCGACAACGGCGGCCAGTTTCATATTCGGGAAGAGGCAGGCACCGGCTTTGCGGGCTGCTTTGCGAAAGTGACTGGTGCAGTCGTGACAGTAGTTCGGTTCCGCTGGCATCCCGAATCGGAGCGGTGGCTCGGCATTGAGTGCCGCTGCCAGCCATTCTGCGTAGGAGGACTGCCGCAAGGCGAAGCATGGCGGCGGATCGAGCAGGCTGGTCTTTGTATCAAGGGCGTCTGGATCCAGCCCCAGGGCCACCAGCCGTGCTCTAAGACGGCCGAAGAATACCTCGGGAGCAGATAGTTGGTGACTCGTAGCCTGAACCTTCTTGGTGCCGCCGGCTTTGCGCTGGGGATTCTTTTTCTTCTTGACGGTCATGTGGTCATCACCTGTGTGTTCGCTGCCGCCGGCTGGGCACTATGTAAGATTGCCAGGTCCTGATCCTCAGCACAACGGCGGCGGTACTCCTCGTTGTTCGCTTCGACCGATTGGGATGAACGTCGCTGGTTACAGCGGAAGCACGACGCCACATGCCGGCGCTCTCCATAGACGTGTTGTGTCGCCCTATTGGGATCGCGGCGGTCGTACAGATGATCTATCGTGCAGACGTTCGGGCAGCTGACGGAGACCGTCTGCCGCGGCAGAACCATCTTGCACCGACACCAGAAGCACCGGCCGCCCTGCTCAAGGAAGAGGTGCGCTCGATGGCGGGCCCTCTTGCTCCCCTCCAGCTTCATAACCAGCGCTGCAGCTCGGTCGTCTTTGGTAGATAAAGTGGGTGCCGGGGAGCTGCGCTCTTCGTCAGCCCCATGTGCCACAGGCCGCCTTCGCACACCACCATGGGGATGCTCTTTCCCCCTGGGTTCCCCCAGGCGCACACCACTCTGTGACAGTTGTCTCCAAGTCTGCTCAGATAGTAGGCATTCTCCGGACCTTGGGCCTCGTCCGCGGACATGGTTTTCAGGACATCCGGATCGGTGGATCTGTAGGCGTACTTGTTGGCGACGATCAGTGATGCATACCCCCACATCTGGCTGAAGTCGATGCAACGCCGTATGGTGGGGTCGTCGATGCTGGCGTCAGCAGTGCTGGGGTTGAGCATGACCCACCCTAGGGTGGGCCCGCTCATGCTCCACTCGCGGAAAAGCCAGTACCGATATTTCTGGTCTGGCGAGATGACCGCGTTCTTGAACATTACTTCTGCACCGATTCCCACTGGGCGCGGGCCTGGCGGCGCTCGCGCTCACCATCCGGGTACACCGCGGTGGTGGCAACGATCTCGTGGATCTCGGCTAGGCAGTCGCTGCCGAGGGCTTCCTTCAGCTCGCTGATCTGGCACATCACCTTGTCGCCGGCAATGTCCTGACCGCGGCTGTAGAGGAACTGGGCCAGCTGGAAGCGGGCGCAGTCGTGATCCTTGAAGCTGAAACCTAGCGAGGTTCCCGCCGGCATAGTCTGTACTCCGAGTCCTTCAGCGAACCGGCAGCCAGCCGTTGTAACGCCAACACCAGCCAGCGCCGTCGAGACTGGGATCCTGGCAGCCGCAGAGTACGACGAATAAGAATTTCCGCCGCTGTCGCTCTCGGACTGCGAAGCACCGGTGGTCGCCGAGCCGCCCGTTGCGTGGCTGTTGCCTTGATTCGAAGCATTCGCAGTCGACGTTGATGGTCCGACCGAGATCGGGCCGACGCTCGACGAGCCGCCAGTGGCCGAACCACCGGCGACGTTACCGACTGCCGCTGAAACCTTGCCAACGCTCGCCGATCCGCCAGCGCCTCCCGCACCCCCCGTAGCGCCAGATACTGACGACGAAGTAGTCGACCCAGTCGAAACCTTGACATTGCTGTTGCCTCCGGTGGCGCTCGCCGTTTGGGTCTGGCCCTGACCTTGCGTCTGGGTCTGCCCCTGGCCGAGGGTATTGGTGTTCGTACTAGTCACGGGAGCAGTGACGTGTCCGCCGCCGGGAAGCTTGGGGGTCTTGCCCTTACACGCCGGGTTACTCCAGTTCTTGCTGAGTAGGCAGTCACAGGCGTGTGCCGGTGTCGCTGCGACCATAAGGCCCAGCACACAGATGATTGCCGCGTTCGAAAGTAAGCTCTTCACGATGACCTCCTCAGGTCGGTTGATTGGCCTCAGACTCTACCGGCGGATCAGGCTGGCGTCAACACCTTCAGTTTGGAGCGGTCCCACTTCGGCAGGTCGTCCATACTGACCTTCTTGAGCGGTTCCGCATCGCTGTCACCCGGCGGGTCATCGAAGTCGTCACGCGGACGCAGGAGGAGATGGGAGATCACGAAGCCCATGCCGGCCTCGCTCTTCAGGTCTGGCACTTCGACATTGTAAAACTCGATGATGCCGCGGTCGCCGTTGATGGCTTCCACGAAGTCGATGATCACGCCCTTGTAGCTGCCGACCGGGATTCCCAGCTCGTTGCTCGGCTTGCTCAGCGCCCACACCTTGTCGCCAGCCTTGAACTTCATAGCCATCTCTTCACGCGGATGCGATCCCCGCGGATCTTGTCGGTCGTGAACACCTTGCCTGTGCGCTTTGAGTAGCGGGATAGCGTGCCGCGGAAGGTCGCGATGCGCTGCTTCGTGCCGCGGACGGTGAACGTGCGACCCTTCGGCAGCACCGCGTAGGGCAGCTGGTAGAAGACCTTGCGCCGGCCACTGGCGTCAAACAGCGGGATCTGCTTGACGTTCATCCTTGACAGCCTTGATGTGTCCGGCCAGGTTCTCGATGCCTGGACAACTGAGGAGATCGCGCCGACCAGCCTCGACTTCCAGGATCTCCAGCTTGGCAAAAGCCATGGCTAGCGACAGTTCCGACTTGGATAGCTTCTTGATGCTCATTCCTTCCTCCGCAGCGACTTGAAGTGCTTGGTGTCGATGTAGTCCACAGCGCTGGTGACATCCTCGTACTCGCGGCCCTTCGCTATGCGCTGGCCGATGGCGCGTCGCCGCACCACATCGGTGGGCGCCTCTTTGAAGTTTAGCGCATACAGACCGTCTTCCAGCTGGATGATCAGCACGAACGGGATGCCATTCTTCTTGGCAGTCTCGAATCCGTTATCGATTTGGAACGACCAGAAATTCAGGGTCTGCTCGCCAGCTGTGGTGCGGAAGCTCTCGGGATGGACCAGCGCCTTCATTTCGCCAGCCGCATCGTAGGCGAAGTACAGGCCACCGCTGAGCGTGCCGGCGCCGATGTGGCAGGGGCAGAAGTTCAGCTTCCAGCTCTTCGCGAGCCGCTCCAGGATGTCGACCTCGTCCATCATCCGCTCGACGCTACAGCTGAACGGATCGACGGTGCCGGTCAGGCCGCTGGGTCGCGGACCCTTGCGCTCGTCCATGATCCTGGCGTACTCGCGCTGCTTTTCTTCCAATCGACCCATGCTATACTCCGTTCATGCACTCACTGACTGCCAAGCCTACGACCCCAACTCGCCCGTAAGGGCGTTCGATGCTTTTGCATCAGGGAGTAGCTCAGCCTGGTAGAGTCTCCGGCCCGGAACCGGATTGTCGCTGGTTCAAATCCAGCCTCCCTGACCACCTCACAACAGCTCAACCTGTTCTGCTGGGATAAAGCACTCGTACTCGTGGCCCTCCAACACCAACTCGATGCTGTGGGCACCCACGTGTACGTCAACGATCCTACGCTCCTGTCCACGCCAGCTGGGCTTGCTGTGACCGAACGGCTGACCGTTGTGATCGCTGGTGACGCGAACCATACGACCCATCAGTCCGTCCACGATGGCCTTCTGGGTCGTGCGAATTATGTACATCCCATCTCGGGCGATGTCTGCCGCGGTGGTCATTTCAGCTCCCTGATGTTCTGATCTATGAAGGCCTTTTTGTGACATCCGCACACATGGAGCTGCAGGACACAAAGGCGCCACTTCGCGGCGTTTCGGCATGGCCGGCCGCCGCGGGCCAGCGCCTCGCACTTGGGCTTATCCTTTGACACAGAGCACCTGTTTGAGTTCGGCCACGACATCGACCAGATCAGACTGGAAATCCATCACTTGCTGGATGTCCTTGTACGCGCCCGGGATCTCGTCGATGACATCCTTGTCCTTTCGGCACTCCACGCCTTGAGTTTGCGCCGCCAGGTCTTCCGCGGAAAAGGCGCGTTTAGCTTCCGTCCGTGACATTCGTCGTCCAGCGCCGCGAGAACAGCTGCAGAAGCTCTCAGTGTTGCCGCGTCCTCGAACGATAAACGACCTGGCTCCCATGGAGCCCGGGATAATTCCAAGGTCGCCTTCGCGAGCGCGGACAGCGCCTTTGCGCGTGACGTAGACATTGCGGCCATAGTGATTCTCCAGTACTGCGTAGTTGTGGTGGCAGTTGATCGCCGTCGCGATCAGTCCGATCTCGTTCGACGGATCTGGCCGCATAACGTCGTTGACCGCCTTGATCGCCGCGATCATCATCAGCTCGCGGTTCTTGCGGGCGTAGTCCTGGGCCCACGACAGCGCGCTCCAGTAGTCCTCGAACAGCGGGGTGTCCGCCGGCAGGTAAGCTAGGTCGCGGCTGTCGAGGCTGATGAAGTATTTAAGCATCAGCTCTTTGGCCTTCTCGATGAAGTAGCTGCCGATGCGGTTGCCGATCCCGCGCGAGCCGCTGTGCAACATCAGCCAGACGTTGTCAGCCTTGTCCAGGCACAGTTCCACGAAGTGGTTGCCGGTGCCCAGCGTGCCGAGATGACGCAGGTCGTTCGCCTTCTTCAGGATCTGCGGATGCTTGGCCTTCATGCGCAGGAATCTGCCGTCGATCAGGCTGCCGAACGCCCCACAGACTTCCACCGGCGGGTTGCCCCAGGCGCCGCGGTCGTTCGAGCCGCCGTTGTCCGTACGGCCGTGCGGGATGGCAGCCTCGATGGCTGTGCGCATCGGACCCAGGTTATCCGGCAGATCGCTGGCGATCAGGTTCAGCTGGCAAGCCATCATTCCGCAGCCGATGTCGACGCCGACCGCCGATGGGATGATGGCGCCCTTCGTGGCGATCACGGTTCCGACGCTGGTGCCGTTGCCCCAGTGAACGTCCGGCATCACAGCGACGTGGCTGTGGATGAATGGCATGCACGCCAGCGCGCGCAGCTGTTCCATAGCCTTCGGCTCGATGTAGTCAGTCCAGACCTTCACTGGTGCGCCGATGCGCTCACCGTTGGACGGCTGGAATACCTGCTGAATCGTCATATCGTCCTCCTCAGGAGCTTAGAGCGGGACCCTTCGCCCAGTGTCGCAAGAACCGGGGGCGCGACATCCCTACTTGCTTCAACACTGTTGGGTTGCACCCAACTAAGGCCCCTGTCTAAGCACCCGAACTGGCTGGGAGGGCAGGTCTCGAACCTGCGACCAGGCGATTAACAGTCGCCGGCTCTACCAGCTGAGCTACCTCCCAAAATCTGTTGCATCCCCCTCTAGCCGCATACCCGAAGGCAAGATGCGATTCGAGGGTTCAGCTCAGCCGTACTTTCCGGCTGTCAGCCGTCTTCCCCGGCAGCCATCGCCTGTATGGTCGGCGAGTACCTTCGCGATTCAAGCTTCCCGGGTCGTCGCACATTGAAGTGAGGTGGTTGAAAGCACCGCCGCCCGGGCCTGCAAATCTTGCCACACTTTCGTAGGGGCCACGCCGGTCTGCCCGACCTGTATGAGGGCTCCTCGGGGCCTGGCCTAGGCCCTTCCTGGAGTTGACTAGCTAGAACGGGATGTCGTCGTCGAAGCCATCGTCTTCGGTGCCGTGGTCGCCGCTTCCGCGCTCATCGCGACTGCCGCGCTGGTCACGGGGCTCATCGCGCCGAGTCGTGCGCTCACTGCTACGCCCAGTCGACGCAGACCGGCCTCCACGATCATTGCCACCTCGCGCGGGCTTGTCCTCACGCTTGGTTCCGCGATCATTTCCGCGGGAAGGGCGGTCATCATCACGATCTTTGCCCGAATCTCTGCCACGATTGTCAAGCAGCTGGAGGAGGTCGACAATGAGT